TGTGATTATGACTCCAAATCCAAATGCTGAAGTGATCTTAGCAGACTTAAATGTTATGATTGCTGAACAAAAGAACTGTACGATCGACGATCTATGTACTTTTGTTAAAGGCGGTGAAGCTGAAAAAGTTAAAGCACAAACTAAATCACCAAAAGCTCCAGACGCTGCTCCTATTAAAGCACAGGCCGCAGAAAATGCAGTTCTTTCTGATTCAGACATTGCTAAATCTTATCGTAGCCAAGCTGATGCATTGTACAAGGAAGCCGCACAGCTTCGTAAACAGGCAGACGAGTTAGATCCTCCAAAAAAGAAAACAACTAAGACGGTAGAAGAAACCAGTGCCTAAACCGTTATTTAGGCCGCCGAGACATTTAGTCAAAGAGTGGCCAGAAGTTTTTGAGGACCTGTATATGAACACGATGCCGGTGGCCTATCTAGTCACCGTTCACATCGAATTCGATAATGGTCGTGTCTGGCAAATTGATATCAAAGAACAGTTAACTGATTCTAACCCTGATGAAATTGCCGACCGACTGTTAGAGACAATGCAGGAATATAAAGATACGATTAAGAAAATGGATTTTAAAATTGATATCGATAAACTTAAAAAGGATATCGGAGATTCAACTAAAACTATGCTCTAGTATTACCGTAGTGAATTACTTTGTAATCTTTGTTATTTAGATCAAAAGTTCTCCAAGGGTCAATTACGATTGACCCTTTTTCTATTATGCAATAAAGATCCTGTTGTTCTTCAAAACCACGATATTCGTAGGTAACTTTTTTGTTGTGTGCTAACAGAACAACGCCATATACTCCGCCCATATCATCACCAGTAAGTGGATCGATATACGTAGGCGCATATCCTAACTGCTCGCAGTAGTGTCCAATTAATAAACTATAACTGCCATCGAGATATTCTACATCAGGTTTATAGGCCTTACCGTGGATAAAGATCGACATTCTATTTTGCTTGGCGTGTCTAACTAATTCTTTAGCAAGATTTTCTGCTTGTATTTCGCGAGCATTCATAATACTATCAAACAGATCATACCCTAGACCTAGCTCTTGTGCCATATATCGTAGAGCAATATTATCCCTAGGATGGCAAGCACCACCATCTCCCATACCAGCTTTCATATACTGTGGTCCCATAATACGCATTGTTGATTTAGCCAGTGCATCTGTTACTACATCCACATTGATATTGCCCTGTTTGATAGCAACATCCTGTATCATATTAACAAGACCAATTTTAGCAGAGATGAAAGTATTGTAGAATACTTTGATGCACTCACACTCGTCCCAGGTTCCAATAACATAACGAGGTTCATTCTCCATAACAGTCTTGTAAAAATCTACTAACTGCTTTGCATCTCCGGTTTCGTTACCATCTTCTGTGCCAATCATTACCATTTCAGGATTAACCATATCCCAGGCTACTGATCCCATAGCAATCAAATATGGATTATAGACAAATCTAGTATTAGTAACGTGCTTAACAAATTCACGTCTTACTGTTCCCGGAAGCACTGTAGATATAAGAACTAACAACTGGTCCTTTTTCATATACTTGTTTGCTTCTTTGAGGCACTCTATGACAATATGGTAAGAAAAGTCTTTTGGTTCTAAATGGGCTGTAGGAGCCCTGCCGTCATATGCAGGATCGTGAGGAGTAGGCACTGCAATGAATACAATGTCTTTGCCGTGTACACAGGCTTCTATGCTATCAACGACATCAATGTAATTGCTGTGTCTATCTGTTACATCGTATCCGGTCACTGAATGTCCTTTTTGAGCAATCGCTTCAGCACACGGCATTCCCAATTTACCAACTCCAATAAAACCAATCTGCATAAAAACCTCAAATAAATAATAGTAGCATATTTATTGGAGATAATAGTTGTATAGGCAAGGTTTGATAGAACCATTCTGGAGTGATAAACACAAAGACCTAAAGTATGTCCGAGAACCATTTAATAATCAAAGCGATTTAGACAAATGGAGAGCTCAAGGATATACCCAAGAATTTTTCACAGGCGAAATGTTTGATATGAAAAGTTCTATGCCTGATTGGACAACTCCTTTCTTTTCATTATTCAAAGGCGCTAATATAGGTTTAAGTTTTTACAAGATGGATACCTGTGTTATATTGCCTCGACATCAAGATACTTACGAATATTATAAAAAAATATTTACAATCAAAGATACTAGCACGATCTGGAGGGCTATTATTTTTCTAGAAGATTGGAAACCTGGACACATTTTTGAAATCAATGATACTGCAATAACAAACTATCGAGCTGGAGAATATGTTGTATGGCAATATGATACACCACATATGGCTGCAAACTTAGGAAGTGATCCTCGATATACTGCACAGATCACATTTACCGATGTTTGATAAAATCTTAGAATTTGAAACTGCCCTAGCAAAGTTTACTGGGGCTCCTTACGCTGTTAGTACAGACTGTTGCACTCACGCAATAGAACTGTGTATGCGATATTCTAAAATAAAATATTGTGCATTTACAGCCTATACATATCTAAGTATACCGATGACTATGCACAAGCTGGGCATCGACTACGAGTTACTAGACGAGACCTGGGTCGGAGAATATAACTTTCACGGTACTGCTATTTGGGATAGTGCTCGTAGATTAGAAAACAAAATGTATCGTAAAGGTCAATTACAATGTTTGAGCTTTGGCTACGACAAGCCATTGAATAACGGACGAGGCGGTGCTATACTGTTAGATAACAAAGAAACATACGAAGAACTTTTAAAAATGCGATACGACGGCAGGGATCTATCAGTCAGTCCGTGGGTCGAACAAATAGAATTTAAGTTAGGATTTCATTATAAATTAAATCCAGAAGAGTGCGTAACAGCTTTAGAAAAACTAGCAACATATATAGAAGCAGGAGATTACACTCCTAAAGAAAAACAATATCCAGATTGCAGGAGAATTAATTTTGTTGAATAGCAATAATGAATGGGGTCAGTTACGAGAAATTATTGTAGGGTCGGCAACTAACGCACACTGGCCAGTGAATTGTCAATCATTTCGAACTTTAGAAAAAACAACTGCTTGGACATTTTCTCCTGTTCCTAAAGGACCTGTTACAAAATGGGTCATTGATGAGGCCAACGAGGACCTTGATAATTTATCCAGTCATTTACAGTCGTTGGATATTATTGTACATAGACCTAAAGATTTAGATTTTCAATCATTTGATGGTATGTATAATTACTGTCCTCGTGACAGGGTATTAATATTAGGAAATAAATTTGTTGATGCACCTATGATGTATCGCACTCGTGTACCAGAGCTGTTGGCAATCGAACATTTATTAGAAGGCGAAATGCTACATTGTTCTTCTAAGGATGTTACGTTTGACGCTGCTAATATCTGTAGACTAGGCAAAGATCTATTATATCTTGTAAGTGACAGCGGAAATCTTGCTGGAGCAGAATGGTTACAAAAAGCATTTCCAGAATATACCGTTCACGTTCTAACTAATATCTATCGTGGTGTACATATCGACAGTACTATAAGTCCTATACGTGAGGGGCTGGTTGTATTAAACGCTGATAGGCTTACAGAAGATACTGTACCAGAACCATTGAAATCTTGGGATAAAATTTGGATCACTGGCGAACAGTTACATTCTCAATCATTTGTAGAATATCCCTATGCCAGCAAATACATAGGATTAAATTTCTTAACCGTAAATCCAAAACTAGTTATTTGCGATCCTTATCAAACTCATCTTAGACAAGAATTAGCAAAACATAAAGTAGAATCAATCGGAGTACCGTTAAGACATAGTAGAACACTCGGTGGCGGACATCACTGTGTTACTTTGGATTTAGTTAGAGAGTAATGGACTATCAACAAGACCTCTTTTATAGTAATATTCCACGCGATGGAAAAAACTTCTCTACTAAATTAGGATTTCTACAATCTGAATTAGTAGACTTTTGTTTTCTATCTGAAGTAACAACTCCCTACTATATCTATACAGGAACTAATCGTATTGTAAAATTAGAAAATTTAATTTACAGCGAAAAAATTGCAAACAAGATTAACAAATTAGGGTTGGGCATTTATCTGTATGAACCGATGTGTTTACGCAAAGGGGATGATCATAACTGTTCTTTCTACAGTGAATTTAAAAATACCGATACTGACATTCTTTCCGACGAGCTAGATAGTATAGAAATTTTTATTAGAAACAATAATCTAACAAATGTTAATATATACACATCAGATTATAATATAAAAAGACTACAATCTCAATATCCCAATTTAAATCTATATTGTTTAGATATATTTCTTAGACATAGGTTAGTAAGAAATAAAAAATCTAATAACGAAATTAAAAAGAAATTCTGGTGTGGCAACTGGCGTTACACTGCACACAGACATCTTGTTATGTCTTATCTAGTAAACTTAGACGGGAACTATAGTTGGAATGTTAAATGCGACTCTAGTATACTTAAATCTAATGCGTGGTTTGACGTTGAACAATCGTCTAGAAAGGCTAGACTATTAGAAGGCGCTGATATTTTAAAAGATAAAGTATTTTCAATAGATCAAACATTGTCGCCTGTTAGTATAGAATCTGCGGGAGATGTTTATATTCCTGGAGGTAATTCTCCCAAGTACACTGATAGATTTTCTAAAAGCTATACAGATTCTTTTTGTGCAGTAATTAACGAAACTCGATATGCACAACCATTAGGATATTTCAGCGAAAAAACTTTAAGTGCAATGTATCATAAGTTGCCTATCCTATTAGTAGCACCTCCGAGAAGTCTCGAATATCTAAAGACCTTTGGGTTTAAAACTTTTGATCATTGGTGGGATGAAAGCTACGATCTAGAAGAAGATCATCAAACAAGACTAGAGCAAATATTTGATATTATTGACTTTATTAACAGTAAATCTTTAGACGAGTTATGTACTATGTATGAAGAAATGCTGCCAATAATAGAACACAATCTATCATTGATTAATACAATACCTTACAATTCGACAGTTTTGTAAAATGTAATAGGTTGGTAGTTGGGAGTTTCTACTACGTACTGTTGATAATCACTCCAATCGCCTTGTCCTTTCCAAGCCCAATCAAAACTCCACTCAGTAGTCTGATTAAGATAAAATTCTTCATTTAACAATTCTTCAAACTCTTGATGTGATCGGCCTTGTTCTCCCCATACCGGCTTGGCTAATTTCCTAGCACGTTTAGCAGCGTTGCCGTCCATACGAGAATACTCTTGAGCAAAGAACGGGCCGTGTCTATGAGATTCCCGTGGATCATTTTCTGTATCGTGGACTTGATTGAATTTAATTTTAAAATCAGCTGTCCATTTACCCGCGTCATCTATAACAAAATGATATTCAGCCCAGTACTGTCCGGTACCAAAGTGTCCACCAAATTCTGCTGTATCCAACTCTGGAGAGAAATTAATCGTAATACTGTAACCGCCACGGGCTCGCCATAAAGTACGAAGTGTAGGCCATATTTCATTTACAAGACTGTCGGCGTAAGGGTTTATGTTTGTCTTGATAATATTATAATCGTACTTTTCATAAGTTAGGTCTTTGCGAGTAGTATCATTATTAAAAGTTAAATCATAGTGATACTTGGCAAGATCAGGACGTACCGGATAATCAATGTGCTGCTCTGGTGCAAGATTGTCAACAAGTATGTTGAAACCTTTTACACGAGTAAGCACGTGACTTCCACCTAATTTAAAATCTTTTGTAATCCAAAACCCTAGGTACTTCTGTCCTGACAGATTAAATCTATCTGGATTCTGTCCTGCGATAGTTTCCGGACCTAGACCAAAGCCCATACCTGTGCCGATATTGTTGATATTCTCATTACGCATACGCCATAAGAATGTCATTGTGTCTGCAAAGTCTTGATATGTTTCTGTAGGAAATCCCACGATCCAATTTGTTGCTGCATAGATTCCCACACGCTTCCCATCGCGGAAGTTTTGTTCCATCTCTGCTACAGTAACACCTTTGTCAATATCATCTAACACTTTTTGACTACCGCTTTCACAACCATAGTTAAGAGCAATACATCCGCTGTCAGCAAGGTCTTGTAGATAGGCAAGATCCATACGACCATCACACCGAGCATATCCTGTCCATTTGATTTTGAGACCTTTCGCTACAACTCCTTTAGCAAAGGCACGTAGTTCTTTTAGATTGCCATTGACTAAGCTATCAATAAACCAAATAATATCTGTACCTTTATTATAATAGAGATATTCTATTTCAGATAATGCATCTACTGCCTGACGCTGTCGATACTTCCAAAAATGTGTTTCTTCACAGAATGTACATTTTGCTGTACAGCCGCGGCTTAGTTCACTTAGAGCACCGTTGGGTATTTCGTAATCGTTAAAATCTATGCTGGAATAATCTGGCATAGGTAAATTATTTAAATTAATACGTTGTTCTTCTGGCTGTGTAAGATACTGCGGAGTTGAATGAGTAACCCCCGTTTCAACTTCGTCTAATATTTTTAAAATATTTTGTTCGCCCTCACCATTAACAACATAATTGTAATAGGGTTCAATTTTAAACCAACCGTGTTGTACATTGCTGCCACCAATTACTATTTTTGCATTAGGTAATTGTTTTCTAAGTTCAGTAATCAACCATTTAGTCGGTTCTTCACTAAACTGATACATTGAGAATCCAATAACATCAGGTGCGTAGTCTACAATATCCTTGATGTATTCCTTGTATTGTTCCTCAAACAACGGATGAACAAACTTATAATAATTCTCTCCCACCCATCTCCAACTACTTGCTGGATTCCATAAAGTAAAATTGACAATATTTTTTGGTTTGATATTTAATCTGTATTCTCTGTAACATTTAGCATTAACATCTAGTATACGTGTTTGGTATCCTGCTTCTTTAGCCACTGCACTTAGACGTGCAAGGTTGAAAGGTGGAAATCGTGCAGACCATTCTGGCATCAACACTAATATTAACTTGGTATTTCTACTGGCATAATCAATAGTGACATCTGTAACATTTTTTTGAACACTGGTCTTAGCATAAGGCGCAATCGCCGCAAGCATAGCCTTGTGACGATCCTCGAGGTCAGCCGGCTTTTCTCTTGGTTCAGACTTATGTTTAAAATTTTTAAAATTAAATCCCATCAGTTCATTGCTCGAATAAATTCAGTTTTATTTTTTAATACAGTATAATTATATTCACAGATCGCCTTTGCTTGATCTAAAAAGTATTCAAGTTCAGTTGGTAATAAGTTACACAGTCTTTCTGTTTCTTTAACAATCTTAATCATACGTTTGCCGTCATCTGTTTCAAGATCATAACTTTCGTCAATTATGCCTTCGAATGTTTTGTATCCTAACTGCTTTAGATACTGCAAGCTATTAGGAGCGGTGGCAACAATGAAAGGATGCTGCATTCCAATACATTTGAAAATCTTTTCGCTCCAGAATGGAACTCCATCATATCCTGGTTTAGTATGATAGGTAGTTTCATTTACCAAACTAAAGTAGGTATCTAGATAATACCTGTCGGTAGAGTTAGTCTGTTCAGCACGATTAGTTACTAGATCCTCTGTATCGAGATACAACGGATCCGTATCCTGTATATCGCTATTCCTATCTAATATATCTAGTATCTCTCTATCGCCCGAATAGTATCTTTGCATTTCATTCCATCTACTAGGCCAGGTGTCTTGTGGGAAATCACTCTTTCCAAAACTTACATATCCTTGTTCTATTAGATTTTTATCCTTTAGCATTGTTAACATCAACGGACGATGCAATCTCCACCGGCGATTGAAGTTAATATACTTCTTATTATACTGTTTTTTTGACAGTGTGTCTAGTGATTTCGTTAATTGGTGTGTTATAACATCCCACATCGCTTCTTCGAACAGACTGTACCATTCTACACGGATAGGCTCCTGACCTAACTGGCTCGATAGCATTTTAACATAGTCGACCATATTGGGGACAGAGCTCATAAAGATGATCTGCTTGGCAGGTATTCCTCTCATTACAATATTATGATATATGCTGTCTGCTGATTTTAAGAAAGGTTCAAGACCGTTGTCTAATACAATAAACAGTTTACCTTTTTTTACTCGATCGATATCTTTGGCAGACATCAATTGAAATATATCGTAGCATTTAAAACTGTTGTGACAGCTAAATTGACAATACCAATAGTTAAAACTTTCACCTTTACGAGTTGTAGTTGCACGAGAAGTGGTCATTTCTAGTCTAGGATTAGATGGGTCGTATGTTATTAGATACGGACTGGGATTGTTTACGCAAGGCATTATAAGATTTTTCGCTTTATTCTTTTGTTTTTCCAAGACTTGGGATCTAATTGATCAATGTTATTAGATTTACGAACCAACTCCTCCTGTAACTGTACCCATTTAAGTGTTTCCTCAGATAACGCCAGTTGAGAGAATATATTTTGAATGTATCTAAGATGCATTGCTGGGGACGGATGATAATCTATTGTATGATTTTCATTATGATACATTTTTATCTGCGGCCATTGACCGTTGCATCCTACTGTTAACAGATCCGGTTTAATCAGTTTAAGTACCGGCTCATATAAATTCATTACATCATCTAGCCCTTGAGTAGGGTCATCAGAATTATAATGATTGTATCTAGATGGACGATCAACAAATGGACTCATATTAAGCATATGATACTCACACTCCGACTTAGTTAACATATGATACGTTAAAGTTATCAATCCAAGGTCTCTAATTAAATATCCGCGAAGGTCGCTATACTTCTTAATGAATTCATCAGTATAATAATTTTGTGTATAGATATTTCCGGGAGTTTCCCATCGCTGTTTTACATAACGATCTTCTCGTGTAGTACTAGACCACATAATCATAACTAGATCGTCTTTACTAAAATTATATCGTTGGTTGGCTTCTGCTACCTGTAGAGCAATAAACTCGTTACCAGCACCGCTTTGTGCAAAGTTATAATATTCATTAACTTCTTGTCCAATTATATCTGCCCAGGTAGGCCACCAATAGTCAGTCATACTACAACCAAACGCAAAGAATCGTTTATATTTTTTAAATTCAATCATTAAAGTACCTCAAGGATCTATTTAATGATTCAAGTAACGAGTCTTTATGAAAATCGCTGTTACGAGATAATGTAAAATTATGTTCTATTGTTGGCATTGATGACATTATTCTTTTAATTTTTTCATCTCTAGGCAATCGAACCCAATCTAATAAAATATTGTGTGTGGCCTGCATACGTTCTATATCATCTTCAATATCATTGTATGACGAATCTATTCCACACCAATCTGTTCTAAAACCAAGTGTTCTCATTGCGGCCAATGTACCTGCCGATGCAAATAAAATTAACGGATGTCCTAGTGCCAGTGGCTTGTAAATCTTTTCTGTAGGAAAAATAGTATCTTCATTAAACTTAGTTTCTGTAATAACTGTCATTAAACTGTTTTTATAGATATCAATATTGTATTGTCCGCCTGCGTTATCTTGTGACCAATCACCATCTATAAATTTAGGAAAGTTTGTTGTCATAACTATTCCGTAGTCTACTAGGTTGGTATCTGCTAGATGCACTGCTGTACGATCTAACTTGGATATTTGATTAGCACTCACTAATCCCTTGTCTAATATCTTGTCTTTAACTAGCTTGTAAAGATGTGCTCCTCTATGCGGTCTGAATATTCTGTTAAGGCTGTTATAATCCGATGCATTAGGATTTGTTACAGAATAGGTTACCACTGGCGTAGGCGGAACATCTTTATCAAAGAATACTTTTAAAAATGTATTAGAATACATAACTTCAAACAATCTCTGTTCGTTGTTTTTTATTAACCATTCGGTGTATTGCTGTTCTACTTTCATATTACCTTGTAATATCAAAACAGATCCTGCTGGAAACTCTGCATTACGGATAGCATCAGTAGTAGCTCGGAAACAATCAAAATCTTGAGACACAAACATTCCGCCTTCTTTATCACCGGCAATGACTATTCTTAATAAACGCTTACGAACTAGTTTTTTAATCTTATCTGGAATAACTGATATAATATGATCTCGCGGAGTACCTTTATCTTTTAAAACTCCGTTCCACCATTGCGGGTCGCCATTTACGTCAATAAAATAACAGCCCGGGTCAGTAACTTCATCAACTGTAGCGATCGGAATACCGTATTCTAATAATCTATTCTTGATGATAGATCCCGGAGATACCAGCCAGAACTTGTTGTCTCCATTCTCTGTTAAATGAATCATATTAGAATCATAAAATTTTAAATTGTCAAAGTATGCTTTCAAGAATATAACTCCGCTAACTCTGGAAATGTCTTTACAAAATGTCTGTTTCGAATTTCATCATAATGGTCGGTCACATTTAAAAATTCATTTTTTAGTTCTTCATTATAGATTGAATTTTTAAGATGCGATAGGACATTATTAATTTGATTATCAATTGCTGGACTATAAGATACTGCTGAAAGTTTTTCTATTATTCTATTTTTTAAATCGTCATTTAAAATACTGTAACTGTAGTAGTGCGGGTTTATCAAATTGTAAAAACTTGGACGTGATATTGTACGATCAAACAAATTATTATCGTAGATATAATTTAAAAACTCAGGTAAGGTATAGACATTAAACACAGAAATAACTGATGCAATTTCAAGTTTAATGTGCGGTGCGTGTTCTCTAATATATCTTATATTATTTTCTAACAGTGGCCAATCGGTTCCTTCACGGATATACTCGCCTCGGTCGGCCCAACTATCTAAACTGACAAACGCTTCTACTCGTGAAAAATGTTTCCAATAGTCTACTATGGATTTTCTTTTATACTCGATCGTACTTAGATTTGTACTATAACGAATACGCACATTGGTGTTGCCGGTATCGATTAAATGTTGTAGCATTTCGTAATGCTTGTCCATTAACAATGGTTCTCCGCCAGCAAAGTAAATCTCTTTAACTGTATCAATATGCGGCAATAACTGTTCATACAGGCTGTCATTATTAACACCTCCGGAGAATATAAAAACATCTCGATTAAATCCGTTTTTATTATCCTCGGTGGCCCAACTACTCGAATACGTCCCACTGCAACTGCGGCATTTAAAATTACATATATTGCTCCACCGAATATCCAAATACTTAAGATTCATTTCGTCTAGAGATCCGTCCGGATTTGTAAAATAGGCAAATTTATTAAACTCTTGAAAATCTAAATTCTTTACCTGACGTGAACTTTTTATACCGTTATCTTCACTATGATAACAAGCAGAACATTCATCACAGCGTTCTCCATTGAGCATCTTTAAACGCATTGTTTTATACTGATCGTTATTCCAGATTTCTTTTACAGTATTATTGCGAACATTACCTAAGGGCTTATTATGATCGCCAATACAACAGGGCAGGACGCTGCCATCCGGATTGGAGTAGAAGTGTACCCAGGGTAGGATACAGAATGTCTTAGACGATGCGGCAGTCATAATAAAAGTTTTCCAATTCTGGGAAGGTTGCAACAAAATCTGTGCCTCTACGGCGGTCATATTCGGTAAACCAATTAAAGAAGTCGCGTTTGCCTTCTAACAGCTTCTCGTTAGTATACTGAGTCGTTTCCATATACTTTACAACTCTTTCAAATTTAGCATACTCTAAGTCGTTGAATTTGCTGCGGTTTTTATCGTCTAGATTGGCTAGAATGAAGTCTAGATGGTTTTTCATATAGTTCATAAACTCATCTTTGGGCAGTATATTCATATCGTACTGCAACGGTTCTTTCAAAAACGGTGTGTCAAAGCGTATGCGTTGCCATTTGTTTTGATCGTTACCATTGTACTTTACACGCCATTCTAGAATCTTTTCTAATAGACTTTGGAAAGTTGTTACTGTTAAAATATTAAATGTAATCATAAATGTAACTGGCAGATTAGTTTTTGTTAGGTAGGTGTCTAGATTCTTTTCCCATACAGCAATATCTAGGCCTGTTCGAATATATTCTGCAGGTTTGCCCCAAGTATCAATACTAGTAAACAGTTTAAAGTCTTTGATTTTCTTTTCACTTAATAGTTTGTTTACTTTCTCTACGAGTCGATCGATGAGGATCGGTTTGACCCCGAAGTTGCTATTAATGTTAAGCTCAAGATTAGGTTTAGGATTATTATTAAGCTCATCTAAAAGTCTCCAAGTTGATTGTTGTAGCAGCGGCTCGCCGCCAGTGATGCGTAAAATTGTCAATGTCTTGCTAACTTCGGGCCACCAACGCCACCACGCTTCAACATAGGGATTGGTTTCTTCTTCATAGACTGTAAACCAGTTAATATCATTACGATGATTCTTAACCATATTATATGGTCCGAAATCTTTAATCTCTTTATGATATGCACTGCTATGTTTAGGATGACAGTAGCCGCATTTAAAATTGCACTCGTTGCCAAAACTGATTTCAATATATTGCGGATTTACCGGAGCTAGGGGATCGGCTTTAATAGCTCCTAGTCTTTCTTCAGTATAGATACTTGCATTACGTTCTTTGCGATCGCTGATATAGTCTTCGCCCATTGCTTCGATATTCCAACAGTAATTGCAACCACTAGGTTTTTGTCCTGCCATCATTTCAGCACGTTGATTAATCTTTTCTTTAGTGTTATGTAATGCACTAGGATCTAATGCAATTTCTTCTAACGGAATTTTATGTGGAGCAGGATGATAACAACTATGTGTTTCTCCTGTTTGCAAATAGATAGTCGTATGATGCCATTTCGCTAGACAAAACGTAGGACTGATTTCATTCATTATAGGAATGAATTTTTGTATCCGTGCCTTGTCATCCATTTAGATTTTCCTTTGCTAATTCAAATTGTTCTTTCAGCCAGTCAAAGTCATTTATCTTTGCCAACTCAGCAGGTGCGTTTTGCCAGAACAGGCCAAAATACTTTCCTGCTATTGCACCCATATATGCGTAAGCACCGTATGGTACAGATTCATTGAGTGTGTTCCACGCTTCCAATCGCTGCTGTGTTTCTTTATCGTCTTGACGATCAATTACTCTGCTGGCTAATTTACAACATTCACGGAATGCACTACGCCAGGTACTAAATGCATCAGTATTAAATCGAGTAACATTACTAATTTCTGGCATTGGACGAAATAGCTTTGATATGCTAGTTGTCATATCTGCTTTAGACAGATCCATATCAATAGTCATCTGCGTTGGTAATAATTTAACTCCACCATATCCATATACTAGATCGTTCACTGGATTTTGACTTTGCCAAACATACACTGTGTTTTTTGCATTAAAATCAAAATGCGGGATTTGATAATCAAATTTAAAACTATCTGCAATATCAGCATCAGCATCTACAACATAGAACATATCTGTGGAAACACGCTTAGCCGCTTCAATATGTGCTTGGTGTATGCCCTTAACTCCTTGAACCCAATGTACTCGATTACCATCTATATGTGTTAGCAGTGCAGAAAAATTTGTCTCTGCAGACGGTTCATTGTACGAAATAAAAACTACGTCATATTTTCTTGGGTAACTGGCCACTGTGTCCATTTCTTTTTTATTTGTAAAGAATCTATATTCCCATTCTCGTTGCAGTATACGTGCATTCTTAGGAAATATACAGATACCGTCATAGAAGTTGCCGTTCTTAAATACGTGAACGTATTTTTCATCCCACTTAGGCACACGATAATCTAAATTAAATTCTGGGTCTAATAAAACATAATCCCATACTACCCAAAACATTTTAGTAAAAGCTCTGCGTTTTACTTCTTCAAAAGACTTTACGTTTTCTAATTTTTGTGCGTTAGGATATCTCTGCCTGAATTCTTCCCAAGCAGTATTGCTGATCGCCCCCTTACCAACATAAAAAATATCATACATTGTCAGGCATTCTATAATAGGTTAAACCTAGATTAATTGTTTCATCGTATAAATCTAGGGTGTACTTGCTTTGTGCTGCATCAAGCAGTGGCCAATCGAGACCCAACTCTACTTTTAATTTTTCTCCAACCTCTATAATATCCGCTTCAATATTATCGTGCTTGATATTTTCTTCATACATAGTTCTCAATATTTCAAAGTCACGCACATCAACATAATTCCAATCAGTACAATTGGTCATCCACGTCCCTAGTCGAGCTCCAAGAATTGCATAGATTCCGTTTTCTTCGTGGGCCCCAACTGTTGACCACATACGCAGTCTATGAATGTTATGCCACCATATGCGTTCTTTAATTTCTTGTGGAGGAACTTTAACTCCGTCAAGTAAAGTCATCTTGACGCCTTCACGGAATCCTGCCCGCCAGGCTTGGAATGGAGATCCTGTAATAATGCTTTCACTGTAGATACGTGGAAAGTTTTTATAACCATCTTCCCAGCAAAAGTCTACTTGGCCGCGATCGCTATCTGAGTTTTCGTGGGTTTTCATATTAAGCACAAAGTCTTTTTTCCAGATCTTCAGTCCACCGTTTCCGTAACGCAGACCATTGATACTATTACGACCACACCATCCATAGACCTGTATCTTAGGATCTGTCATATCAAGTTCTAGATTGAAAAACGTAGGATCTACAATGTTATCAGCATCTACAGTAATAAACCATTCTGTTTCACTCATTTCTGCTGCTGCTTTATGTGCGTGGTCGCTGCCTTTAACTCCGTGAACACGCTTTGCCCAAGGAACCTTGTTACATAAATCTGCATAGTGTAGATCAGCATTCGGCTCATCGTAGCTTAAAAATACAACATCAAATTCTATAATTTTCATTTTATTTCAATAACATAATTTTTAAAAATGCGTCTGGTGTAAACGCTAAATGCTTCTGGTAGATCTAAACTTCTAAAAGTTTTAGATGCTGCAATTAAATCGGATATTTTTAAAGAAATCATTTTGTGTAAAATATTAGGATCGTTGTAATCAGTTATTAAAAAATTCATTACTGTTTCTCCGTCCCAATAAATCTTACGCTGCACTACAGGCTGGAACTGTTTATCTAATTTATAAGTTCCAGAAAATTCCTCAGTCATTTGAAATTTCAAAGATTTTTTACTTCTATCGTATGTGATATAGATATCCGGCTTTTCGATTTCAGACCATTCTTTAGAAATTATTCTATGCAGTACATCGTCGATCTTAAACACAGATTTTAATTCTGCGATTTCAAGTGTATTTGATCGCATATCGATTACACAAGAATGTATATTGATCTTTCCTTCTAATATTAACTCTGCCATTTCTCTGTCGATAGCAATTTTATTCTTTTCATCAGCAAACGCATAGGATGGTCCTACCGAAGTGACCTTACCAGTATCAGGATCGAACGTTGCATAATAATCTATCTCTACGGGAGTATAGTTTTTTAGCCAAGATTCAAAATCGTCAATTATTTCTTCCACGCTATCTCCTCTAAGATATTGATCATTTCTGTATTAATCTTATCTTTTTCAACATAATGCACAATGTCCGATTGTTGATAGTTTCCTATCTTTAACTGACCTTTTTTATTAAGATAGAATCCCACGTGGTCTGATACACTGTCTGCAGGCCACGGCCAATTCTGTACCATTGGCTTCATATGGACTATCCTTGGAAACTCTAATTCGTAGGCAACATCATCTGTTATGTCAAGTAGTTTAGCAGATAGAGCAAACGCTTCGTCTGTACCAACTACCTTTGGCTTGTTTACTGATAAAAATAAATTACTAAACTCTTTTGGATTTTTAAGAATATATCTTCCTAGAGTAAAAAACTCTTTAGCTAATTTGCTATCTTTTTTAAAGAAGGTATACATCGAATATAAGTTAGGTAAATTATTTTTAGTAAATGTTCTCCTATACTCGTCTGAGGTAACTGTCTCGCCTCTATAGGTATAGGCTTTGTTTGCGATATACAATTCCGCATTTTCAACAAAATAATCAATCCAATGACTGTAATCTCTTAAAAATAACATATCGGCATCAAGGCAAACTGTTTCGTCAAACGGTGATAATTGATCCATCCAACTACGACCATCCCAATACACTTCCTTGTCCCAATGAATTACGTGATCAAATACCCAGGTAGAATTAAAGCGTGTTATCTGTTGTGGATCGTCTATCACCAATGCAACTTTATCGTAACCTGGTTTCTGTGTGTTTTTAATACTTAAGGCCAGCGCATAGGCTAACTGTGTGTAATCAACTTCACTCGAGGTCGAAACAACTATTAGATATCCAAAGTTCATATTAGCTCCAATAGTGCATCTGCGTTACGCACAAGACTTTGTTTATTCATAACGTGTACATCAGTATTTTTAATTGCAGCGGCACACATATTAGAATCAAACATAGGAGAAACTAAAAATGTTAATTTACCGTTAGAGTCTACACTATGTAAAATGTCTTTATCAATAGTTGTAAGCAATGGCGGTAAGGCTGTTGTTCGATCGGTTTCAAAACCAGACATTATGTGTTTGGCAATACTAAATGCAATATCATTTCTATACTGCTGAGTATTAAATCTAAAAAGATCACCGTAATATTGATAGTTGGTTCTAACAAAATTCACTAGATTAAAAAATTCTCTGCTATATTCATTTTTAGTAAACATAACAGTAGTGGCCCAGAACATATGGATTCCAGTATCTGAAATATATTTGTCGTGATATCCAACGCGACTAGGACCGTAGATATCATTCATTGAATCTGCAATCAATACATCTTCTTCAGAATCCCAAAACTCATTTAGTCTATTTGAAAAAATTAAAAAATCACTATCTAACAGCAGTGTACGATCATAGGGAGTGATATCGTAGGCCGATGCTCGATTAGAATTTGCAAAAGGCACTACTTTGTTAAGTTCAACTCCGTCCCATAGCCTACGTTGATTCTCAGTAACTGGTTTTTCAACTGTAATAATATTTTCAAATACTTCTGTAGATCGTTGATATATGTTCGACTGCTTCATCCAGGCTAACGTAGTTTCATCTGTAACTAATGTCACTGGAATTCCTAGATGCTTTTTAGCTAGGCCGCCTGAAATTAGGGACATCAACGCATAGTCAACGTCTCTATTATTGTGAGCAAAAATCAATGCACCTTTTTTCATAGGTCTAATAATTTTTCCACAGTTCTGCTTTTCTTTAAATTTTGATACTGTTCAAAATATTCGTTTGTTGCTTCGAAATATCTTGAAATAATGTCATCTTGGAAATGCTGTAGATCATCTACTAACACGGGATTATCATTTTGATCTAACATAACTACACCAAAGGCACGCTCTTTGTCAATTAGGGTCTGTGTAAAACTAATCAACTCTCTATCAATTTTAAAGATGCCGCCACCAAAGCCGTAGGTTAGTTTAGCTTCGATTTTTTCTTTTAGGGTTTTACGTTGGATTGAAAAAGATTGCCGGTAATTGGCAAAGTTTAGCGCAGTTTGAAGTTGGTCTTCCATATTATCTCCTATTAACATAGCACTTTATTTACCGTGCTATATTAAGGGTGAAAATATTTCTAACCCGGTACTCTATCCAATAAAGTTCTGTACATCTAAAAATTGGTCTCTACATTGACTTATAACATCTTCAGTAAACTTACCGCAGGCACGAGTGCATACATATACCGAATTATCTCGAAATACTTTATCCCATTCAGTCTGCCATTGTGTACTATTAACGACAGATTCAATTGTAGTGTGTCTTAAATTAAGAAATTCCATTCCGCCAAATTTACTATCTAAAAATTCTTCTAAATTCTTTCTAGAATCCATTATATAATTATAAACTAATTCGCCTGGTTTTTCATAGAGGTAAGGAATGGCTGCGACAAATGTACAAGGCCAAACATAGCCCTGAGCATTGATATGTATCGTTTTGGTCTGTTTTACCTGGCAGTTAATTGTTGCTTGGCTAAAGATTTGTTTATAATTTTCTACTATTTCTTTGGTAACAAAAGTTATACGCTGTTCTGTAGGAGCTTCTAATTTATATGCCACATTTCCATTGCGATCTAATACATCATAACTTTTACTTCCGATAAATCTACTAGATTCTTTTTCTCGAAAACTTTCAAAACCTAGATCGTTGGCTATCTGCTTGGCCTGTTCTAGTTGATGCTGGTTATGTTTGAATATAATATAATTCCATCTTGCTTTGCCGCCCGCATCGATAAACGCTTGGGCATTTTCAATAATAGTATTATAGTCAGTGCCTACTCGATATATGTGGTTAGTATCACTTAGTCCGTCTATTCCAAATTGTACTCTGTGATTATCCGGTAATGCCTTTGCAAGATTTCTCCACCAATCTTTAGTTCTAGCACTGCCGTTGGTATCTATTTCTATATAGATACTAGGATTATTTGTAGCAAAATATTCTATGGCTAAAATTAAATCCTTGTATAATATTGGATCTCCGAAATTTCCGCATATTGTTACAGCTCTTAATTGCTTAACAAAATCTACAGGAATTATTTGTTTTAATAGGTCGATAGGAATATCATTTATAGGTAACAACGGATTTTCTACATCACCGTGATAATTCCTAGCACACATAGGACAACGTGCTTGGCACTTGCTTGTGACTTCAAGACTTAATGATGTAATTTCGTGATATTGATACATTGTTCAGATACTTATCAGTATCCTACTAGTCTGAGAATATTTTAACCGTTAAGAATTGTAAAGGTGCTGATAACCGGACATTCTACTGTAAAGTTTCCAGTGCCGCTTGGTTGCAGTAGTCCTGAGGCTTCCAATGTAGAAACTACTAATTGAATAATTCCGTCAATGGAGTCAGGGCCGCCAGCAATACCAAGATGATCATCTAGCCATTCGACTTGAATTTCTAATGATGTTGCTCCACCGTTTACATTGTTTACACCCGGTGTTCTGGCTGACATTTTAAACGAGTTATTTGAATACGGATTTGATGATGCTACTGTAAAGAATGTTTGGAATGTATTTGTTAAACTGTAAAAATTTCCAACTCCGCTTGATACTACGCCACCTGGAATCGCGCCTCCAAATCTCACTGTTCCTACATTCTGTAATAGTGTGGTCCAGGACAGATTCTGTGTACTGCCTGTGCCGCCTGTGCGACTGGTTGTGAAACGTAGTTCTCCGCCACTGTTAAAGAAATATCTAGCAGCATCTCCATTACTCCACGAAGCACTAACTATGGTGCTTAGTCTTGCAGCCCAAGGAGTATTATAATTTGCTACCCATACTTCTGTCCGTGATGCTGGCGGGGTCGAACGTGTAATGTATTGACCAGTACCCGGAGAATTCATTCTATTAGATACAATAACATTAGCATAACTATCGTATTGCGAATATGGTGAGTTTATCGCATTGGCTCTAACTAAATTACCTTCGGATATTGCTGTCAATGAAGGTGTTGTATTATACAGATGTAGCCACGAATTAAAAATATCGTATTTGAGTCTGCTCCATTCTTTGATAGAAACTGTAGTACCTTCGGCAACTGCTGAACTCTGAACGATTTGTCCCCATCCCGAATTCCCTACACCTGAACCTAGTACACCAACTACTTTTGCACGAATAAGATTATAATCCGACTGCGAAATTGTCTTTGAAAGAACATTGCTAATGTTACCGATTGAAGAATCGCCGACTAAAAATGTTATCGCTGCTTTTCCGTTTATTAATGATAGTACTACAACTTCATTACCTTCTGTAGTACTATCATTAACTAATGTAATTGTTGTTGAACCAGTTCCTGTAATTCCGCCATCGGTACTGGTTATAGTAATGCTGCCTGTTAGGCCGCCTGCAAAATCGCTGCCAGTAACACCACCACCGGAAAGAGTAAATGCTATAACTGACCCATTGGTAACATATTGGGTTTTTAGAGTAACTGTAAGGGTTTCGCCTTCACTGACACCAGGCTGATTTAATGACAGCGTATATACAGGATCAAAGTATTGTATGATAACAACCCCTGTTCCTCCTGCGCCGCCTCCTGCTGAGTCGCCGCCTCCACCGCCTCCACCGCCTAAGTTTGCTCCGCCGGCTCCGCCACCGCCACTAATTGCACCTACGCCGCCACCGCCTTGTGCTGCTGGAGCACTAACATTAGCTATACCTGTAGTTGTAGTAGAGTCAGCCCCACCACCACCACCGCCACCATAATAGGTACCAGTTGTAGGCCATCGATATCCGTCTCCACCACGACCTGGATAGTTGCCGGCATTATACCCGCTTTGACCAGCACCTGCACCACCACCACCATCATACCTTGCGGCAATTGGGCCTGGCGGTGTATAACCATATGCTGCTCCGCCATAATAGTTTGCGGTTACTCCTTTTAATACTGAACTTGTAGAGCCACCAGCACCTGCATTTGATGCACCTGCTGCGCCTGCTGCTGCTGTTACTGATCCGAATGCTGATGCTTGATTGCTTCCGCCAACTGTAACTGTAACCGTAGCTCCAACTACTACGTTAGTTGTTAATACTACTTGGCCGCCGGCTCCGCCGCCGCCACGATTTGTGCCGCCTGAACCACCTCCGCCAACAACAAATACCGTGTCGATTACTGACAATCCTGCCGGTACTGTCCACGTTGTGCTTGTAGTAAATGTTAGTGTGTTTAAGGCCATTTTTTAAATTCTGCTTGGGCTGTTATTTAACACTATCAAGTATATGAAATTGCAGATAGTGAATATGTAGGACTTGTGATAGTAAACCCACCATACGGATACAGTGTTCCAGATGCTTTTGTTTCTTCGACGTTGATAGATAAAATACCGTCAACTACGTCTCCAGGCGGTGTACTTGCAGGATATGATCCTGGTGCAGCCAGTGTGTCTGGATCTACATAAGAATCAAGCCAACTGATTTTAATTGTCACCTGTGATGCTGTGCCGCCGATATTGTCAGCAACATTTGATTTAGCTTCTAGTTTAAAACTATTATCCGAGTATGGTGTGCTAGATGATCTAACATAAAATGTCTGATAGCTATCTGTTAATTTATAGAAATTAACTATTAAATTTGGATCGGCACTAAATGCCTGTGTACCGACTGTTGACAATAAAGATGTCCAGGCACCATTTTGTGCTGTAAGAGCTCCGCCGGTTCTGGTCGAAGTAAATTTAATTTTGCCGCCGCTATTAAAAAAATATCTAGCGTCATTACTGTTTAGAAAAGTCAAAGTTAATTCACAACTTGCCAATGTACTCCAGGCTGTTTCCAAAGTTCTATTGGCTTTTGCACTTAGTACTGTCTGCCCAGGAGCCACTGTAAATCTATTACTTACTGCAATATCGGATAATATACTGTAGTCAGTATTTGGATTTCCAGGCCCGAATCTAATCGGCGTTGTTTTTTGTATTTCTACTATTGCAGGAATCACGCCATCTTGATGTAGTTTTGCGTTAAGAATATCAAAACGCAGTGCATCCCATTGAGCTTTAGTTGCAACGTTTCTTTCAAATACCGCTGTGCTTTGTACAGCCTGTCCATAGCCTTTGTCAGCAGATCCGACACCGATAATAGGAATAATTTTATTCCTAATAGTATTGTAGTCTAGTGCGCCAATTGGATCACCAGATGCCGTTGCTACAGTTTGTACCATAATTATAACACCAACGCTTCAACAACTTTTACACCTTCATCATCGCTGCTTTCGAGTGCAACTGCAAAAACACCACTAGCGTGTGGAACTGCCATCATTGCACAACCGTCATTAGTTGCAATTAGGTCATCGCCTTTCTTGATGCGACCAATTACCTTAACTGGAACTCGACCTTTGAGTGCAACATAAACACCGCCTTCTAAATCTTTGTTCATCATAAACGCTGGATTTTCACTAATTACACCAATAGCACGTTTGCCCCAGGTGCAGGCTGTAATTTCTTTTTCACCGCCAATCATCACTACCGTACCAACAGTATATTCTGCATCTGACAAATATTTTTCTGCCAAGTCAGCGTATCTAGCTGCTGTTGCTGTACCATCAAATAGAACTGCTAATAGATTTCCGCCAGCAGTTCTAGCAGCGATGGTATTTCCTGTTGCTGTAGTTTTTGCCGAACGATATACCGGATCAGTATCTGCTGCGGCATCGTTAATTTTTAATCTGTCAGCTTGATTAGCTGTGCCAATAAATTGTGTTGCATAAAGATTACCGCTTTCATCTCTAACTGGTACTGATTTCTTATCAAGTACTGTAGCCGATAATGTTGGAATTTGGATCGAAGGAACAAAACTTGATACAGTAGTTGCATTTGTTGCAGTTCCTGTTAGTGTACCTGTTACCGATCCGACTAAGTTACCTCGTAGTGTTGCACCGTCATAGCCAATCTGTGCAGTAGAGGCATTAACCAAAATATTAGTGTTAGTTGCAATTATATTTCCAGTAACATTTCCTGCTACATTACCTGTTAGATCTCCGTGAAATAATGTAGCATATATATCTTTACCGAAAACATCGCCCCATCTCAATCCCGCTGTTCCTAGTGTATACGCATTATCCTCACCTGGGTATAGTCCGTCCTGATCGAATCTTGCAACAATTCTTTTATCTATATCAGATACGTTGATTCTTACACTGATCGGATAACCTAATCTATGCTCAAGCAATGCACCTTCGGTGCCATCGATGAATAAACGTAAATCGCTATTATCGCCTAATGTAAAACCTGGGTTCTTAAATACAACCTCGGAAGTAAACGGATCTGTTTTCTTTACGTAGGAAGTAGGAAGTTCTCCACCGAATCGTAATGTGTTACTGGCTGTTCCCCAGAAATAGTTTGAATTTGTTGTTACACCAGTCGATGATGTATTGATTAATGTAAGACCTTTCTTGATCCCATTCTCAAACCCAGTAATAGTATTAACTGATGCATCTAAAGTAAACTCGTCTTGGCTGACAACACCCATTACTTTGCCGCCAGCTTGTAATTTTAATATTGTATAGTTTTGATTAACTGTAGTAACGCCTGGCGGAAAGCCTTTAACAACCTGTGCAGAAACTCCAGATACACCTAAATCTGGACTAGCCTGTGGCCCAATTAATACATAATCTGTTCCCGTCCAAGTATATAACTGCTTGGCTGTTGTATCAAACCAAAATTCACCAACGGTTAGTCCTGCTGGTGCCGATGTACTAGGTTCAGCACCGCCGGCAACTCTAAAACGTGTACCGTCATAGAATCTTAATTTTTTGTTACCGCTGTCGTACCATATTTGACCGCTTAAAGATTTAGGTGGTGGGCTAGTATTTGCAAAATTTTCTAGCAAATATACTAGATTTTCGTTTTCAATAGCACCGTAGCCGGCATAGTTTTTACCAACTAAGTTGAGGTCTGTACTAGTGTCTACTGTACCGTCTTGTACTGTAACTAAAAAAGTACCGTTAAATTTGTTTATTGTATATGCCATTTGGCTTGCTCCACCTTAATCGTTGTATTTATTAGAATTTCTCACATTACTTTGGTTGGCTGTTAGCCCAGGCACTGAATGCTGCCAAATCAGCAGTATTATACGCATATAATTCAGGATATACTGTTAACCACACACTGCTCAGTTCAGGAATCGTAACTTTAAATCTAATTGTTACTCGTCCTTGATCCTGTAGTGTAAATGCTACTGATGTATTTGACGGAACTGATAGTTTGTATGACGCTGGATCTGCTCCGTTTATGCTAACAGCAAATTCTCTTTTCGCCATATTCTTTATCTGTACCTGCGGAATGTCATTCCATACCGTACCGTGTTGATCTACACATTTAGCAATCAACTTAACTACATTATTTAGACCCACAATCGAATGTCTCTTTTCATCTAAGAATGTGTCTTTATCAAAATCTACAATTATTTTTCTTACTTTTAGTGTATTGTCGTGATTCCAAAAAGCTAGAGCACTTGATGTAGTAATGCTTTCTGCAATATTGTCGTAGATATCTTTTGTGATAGCACCTATATAATGACTGGTAATTCCGGTATCACTATGCACCACATCTCCTAATGGAAGAATAGCACCGTACAATCCGCTGATTAGCCTTGTTTCTGTTGAGTATGCAACGGAGTATAATTTCTCTGCATCCCATCCTGTGGTAACTTGTCCTGTTATCATACAAAATTCCTCTTCAATGATTCATATACTTTATCGCAGTGGTTACATTCTATACCACATACTGTTTTACAATTATTTGTTAATTCGTTAAATCCTAGATCGGTGATTTCATTTACCGTTGTTCTAGCTAGACTTAGGTCACCTGTGGTGCTTAAAATCTCTCCAAATTGTACATTACCGCTTTTTGTCTGATAAGCGTTAACAACACGATACCATCGATCTACTGGAAATCCTCGTCCAGCAAGTTTAATAACATCTACTAGACCATTGAATTTATCAAGATCGTTTGGTAGTGTAAATGCTGTCTTTAGCCATTCACCGGGTGTGGTTTTAAAGTGGCTGATACATCCTAGTTCAGAATGTACTTTATCTGTAAACTCTCTATCATCACCATCCTGTGTTTGGCTGATAATCAGGTCGTCCCATTGTTTCCATTTACAGTCAACAATACATCCTTCATTTACTAGCATAGTTATTTTGATGTTTCTAGGTTTAGCATAATCACTCATCTTTCGAAGGGTGTCTAAATCTCTATTCAAACTTCTGTCAACTATGATACTGGTTAATCCTAGAACCTCGTGCATAAAAATAAAATCTTTAAATGTACGTACTAGGTTATTTACGCTGTTCTTTAATTCTAGATCCGGTTTACTTGATCTAAAATCATTAATAATACCAGCTTTAAGAAGGTAGGTATTATTCAATGTAACAATATCAGCATCTATATCTTTAATATAGGCAATTAAATCTGGAACTTTTTTATAAAATAGATTACTATACAGGCTTGGATTCACTAGATAGTGAACTTTGATACCGTACTTGGCTTTAATGGCATACATTTCTTCAAACATTTCTTTGCCATTAAAAATACTTCTAGCACTGCCAAACTTATTATCGCTGAAATAGACATCTAATATCGAATCAGTGTCTAGATCAGGCAATACATCAATCATTCCCTGTGTGTAAGGAATACTAAATTTATGGGTTGTAGACATTTCGTCCTCTGCTGCCAATGCCTAGCCAACCTGCCTGGATATTAGTACCGTGGTATGGATGAGTATCAGTGACTGATATTGTTATATAAAACTTTCCATATGCTGGACTAGTAGTTGATGTAGTTGCTGGTTCGCTGTAAACGGCCCAATTGCCGTATCCCATACTGTAATAGGTATTACGTAAGTCTGTAACACGAGTAAGACTAGGTGCAACGTTAAAATCGTAATTGCCTTTCCAGTTTAAATCTGTTGGATTATTTGTTAATCCCATAAATGCTGCTAGGTCAACTGTTAATGTAACTGTAGGGCCTGCATTATTACCACTCCACATAGACACGCCGGTTCGTGTAGTATTACCAACTGGAGCACTGGTAAAGCTAGACCAGCTTTGTACGGTACCGCTGATGTCTGGATAGCCTGCGGTATAGCCGCTACCGCCGCTTGCTGTTGTATAAAGGTCTATAGTACCAATAACTGTCTGTACGATATTCTGTAGTTGAGCATTAGAGCTGACGGGTTTGTTAATTAGGTCTGTGTAGCTGCCTGTTCTTGCAACTGTAGCTAGACTAATGTCAGTAATCTTGCTCCAACTTAAACTTGCTAGCCAAGTTGGGTTGACATAAGAGCCTGTAGTATAAACACCATTAGTAACGGTAGCTGCGTTTCCTGTGATACTAACATCGTTTAATGTTAACGCACCACTAGCTCTATTAAAGCTAACCTGTGTAGTTCCAAAATAAGCACTTTGGAAGTTTGGTGTCCAATACGGAGCACCTGATCCACCTGTGGCTAATGTGTATCCTGGTGTGCCTGCTGGCAGCATTGAGGTTGTGCCAGATGTTGTTTGATAGGCAACTGAACCGACTCCACCACCTGCTAAATTGGTTGCAGTGATCGATGTTGTAGATGTAGTAGCATTACCTTTTAGATCACCGTAGATATCTTTAGAGTATAATTTATTAAATCTCTTAGATGGGATACCTAAATTCCATTGAAGATCTGCGCTCGGTAAAGCAGTAGTAACTGCTTCGCCACCTGCAGTTAAAGACTGATCAGCAGTTAACAATTTAATTGCTGCTATACCAGCGGGAACTGATAGATCATCTAAACTAAGATCAAATCCAGATGTTCCTTTAATCTGTGCTGTTGACCCAGATACTGTAATTCTTAACGCATCTGTTATGCCATTACCGACTCCAACACCGCCTGATCCTTGCACCGACAGACTGTCAAGATATCCAAGCTGTCTAAGACTCGACGATGTTACATTAGCTGCTAATGAAGTTGTGGTTAATGTGTTTGCTGCTGCTGGAACTGTTACATCAGCAGTACCATCAAAACTTATACCATTAATAAATCTTGCCGTTTGTAATCTGCTTGCTGAAAACGCATTACCAGTTAATGTTGCCCCACGGAATTCTGTTGCTTCAACAACTGTAAATTTACCGGTAGAACCAGTAACATTACCTGTTACGTTACCAACTAGATCAGAGGTAATAGATGTTGCTGCAAATCCACCTGCACTATTACGTGCTACAACTTTACCGATCACATTGGATGGTGTTGCATCGACAGACCAAGTTAAATCTGTTGAACCATTGAAGTTAATACCTACTAGATAATTACCTTTGATTAGCTGCCCTGTAGTTGATGCAGTAATAGTAATATCGTGTGTGCCGTTAAACTGCACACCGTTAATTGTCCTTGCATATTCTAATTGCGTTGCTCTATCTGCTAGTCCTTGCAAATCACCTTTCACTTTCATTGAAGTAGATAGTGTAATACCAGCGATGAGATTTGAAAAACCTGCAATACCGTTTGAAGGATCGATAGTAAATGCTACTTCAGAAGCAATGGCAACTACTGTACCGTTGATTGTTAATAAAATTACAGGTCGTTCACGCTGTGTTGAATCAATCAATGATGTTGCACGAGGTCTTGTTATTCCAAAACCTTCTACTGCTTCTGGACCGATAAATGCCCAACTGGCGCCATCATAAAGATAAAGTTGATTCACTGGTGTTTTTAACCAGATAGAACCAGCAGTTGGATTTAGAGGAGTTACGTCGGATACTTCAGTACTAACAGGATGCCACTTAACGCCATCGTAAACATTCAACGAATTATTACTGGTATTAAACCAAGTTTGACCCGATATAGGTCTTGCTGGTGGCGCATCATTTGCAAAATTTTCTAATAGATAAAGGAAATTTTCGTTCTGTTGTGTGCCGTAGCCAACATAATTTCGACCAACAAGGCCCAAACTAGTTGTCGTGTCTAACGTTCCATCTGTTAGAACTACTAGTTCATCTCCGTTGTATCTATTAATTACATAAGACATAGCTTAATCGCTCCTATTTTTTATTATGCTGGTAGTACTGTATCAGATACAAACACCCAGAGACCTGCAATGATCTGATATGTTTTAATGATACGTGTTGTTGATATCGACCCAGGCGATACAGTAGCGGTGTTAATAGCTACGTTAGTAACTGCTGGTGCAGTTCCCGTAGGTGAACTAAAAATCGAAGTACTTTGATTAATCAAAGGATTTAGATCTAATGATGTTGACGAAACACTTAAAATGTTACACAGGATACGTGCAACTGTTCCGTTTCTGTATTCGGCGGCTGGAGCCATATTATCTAAAATATTAGTGACAATATATGTGCTGTCTTTCGCATCAGATAAGTCAATACTGAATACTAAAGGTCTTGTTTGAATTGTATAATCTACATATTCTTTTGTTGCAGCATCTTGTCCAGATACCGGATCTGCCATACCAGCAATTCTTGGGCTTCCTAGCAGTGAAATATTTCCAGCGCCGTTTGGTGAAATTTCTAAATCTTGATCTGTAACTAATGTAGAAATTCTATTATTTTCTAATCTAATATATGGTGATGCAGGTGATGGTCCAATATTAACAACTGACTGTGTACCAAAAGAAGTAACACCCGGAATACTGGTAATACCGGCGCCGAGTGAATTTCCTGTTATTACCGGAATACCATCGATGGCAAAATATTTGCCTGATACTAGATTAATATGGTCTGAACTAGTCCAAGCACTGCTTGATAGTTTTGGTGTAGAGTCTGAATATCCTTCTGCTAGAGCCCCTGCACTATCGGATGTTGCATTTTGTATAACATTCGACCATAGGAATACGTGTCTGGTTCCACCTTGAAGAATAATACCGCCGCCTGCGGCGAATGTATCGCTAGGAGTAATACCAGTGGCTTTAGCCAATATAATGTTTTTATCTTCAACTACAACGTCTGCGGTATTCAATGTAGTCGTTGTACCGTTGACTGTTAGGTCACCGGTTATCGATACACTACCACCAACATTAACTTGGCTGTTTGCTTGATTCGGATATAGATCAATAGTCCGTGTATTAGAAGTAACCTTAATTGCTGTTTCTGGCGTAATATCTTTTCTAACGTTGACATAAAAATCTTTATTTGAAGCGGTATTAGCAATGATTACATCACCGCTAGTAACACGTAGTGTAGCTTGACCAGCACTACCGATAATCATACCTAAGTCAGTTGTAATTTTTAATTGACCCTGCATATTATTTGCAGTATCCGTTCTTACATAATTTGCTGCAGGAATTGCATTTAAATTTTCTGAATTAGTTGCAGTGACATTAAATTTTAATCCAGCTAGTGTGCCGGCATTGAATCCAGGAATAATATTTCCCGAGAATCCAGTGATAGCATTTTTAGGTGTAAATGAATCCTTACTAAAAATGCCTAACAGTATTCCGTTGTTATATAATGTTGTAATAACACGAGTTTGGTTCAATGTATCTAAAATACTTGAAACTTGAAAACCGCTTGTGCCTTGACTCACTGAATAGACCGGAGCCAACAATATAGTTGATGTTCCGTCAAAGAAAAATAACTGCTTGTCAACATCGTTAAACCATAAATCACCAACACCTAATGTTGTAGGTTTAGTACTCGAGACTGTGGCAGAACTTACAGGAACAAACTGTGTACCAGTGTAAACTTTAAGTTTTCCTTCGCTGGTGTCAAACCAAATTTGACCTTTGATAGGGTGTGGAGGTTTGGAAGTGTTTGCAAAGTTTTCTAAAAGACCTACAAGATTATCATTTAGAAATGTTCCAAATCCGCTGTAGTTTTTTCCGATTAAAGTTAGACTAGTTGATAATTGATCAACTTGGCCGTCTGCAACAGTAGCTACAACTGTCCCGTCTGTTTTGTTTATTGTATATGACATTGTATTGCCCTAATTAACTTGTTGTAGTAACGAATTTCGGCGGACCTGATCTAATAATATAATTTATAGTTAGATAAGGATTCATAATACCGATTGGCTGTGCTAGTGTAACACCTTCGCCAATTTGTACACCGCCGGATTCTTCTAAATACTGTCCCTGTCCAGGTGCTGTAGGACCAAGGCCAGTCTTACCTGGTGAATTAATAGCAGTATCTACACGCACCGCAGCATACTGAATTCCGTTAACTGATAGTGAATGCTCGTGTTCTGGAAGATTGCGCTTGTCTAAAGTAACGGCATTTGATCCAGCACTACCACCGACTGACTGAGCTTTGATGTCTGGTACTCTACCGGCTGTTCCGCCGCCTGCATCTGTAAAGCCGCCAGTACTGTTTGGTACTGTTTGTCCGTTATCCATATTATCACGGCCGAGTGCAAATCTACCTCTCAGATCCGGGATCCTAAATGTACCAATACCGGACAGTGTGCCTGAACCGTTGTATGTAGTTCCAATTACATCATATAGATCTGGATACTTAACTTGTTCTACTTCTGAGCCGTCGCATAACAAATAACCATACGGGGCATTTGAACCTGCGTAAGGCATAATGCCTCCTATAGGAACCCCAAGGTCTCCAACGAATGTATCGCGAGTTTCTCTTAATAGTCCCGATTGGCCGCCTACACCCGATATAGATGCTCTAAATACTAGCACTTGGTCTTCTGCGAATGAACGCCCGTTCGACGGAGGATTTTTATTTGCAATAAGATTTGATGTTAAGATTGTATCAAATATTTTTGTCGAGCCACCAACTTGACCATCAAATGTAATTGGCGCTGAAATTACGTCACCGATCAATCTGAAAGTTGTAGTGGTTTTTAAAGCAGTAGCGGTACCCGAGTTACCTGTAATACTTCCGCTTAGTACCCCTTGTATTTCGTCAGCTATAATTGTTTTAGCTCTGACAGTTTTCCATCGTTTAGATGAAAGACCGATATCATAGATGTCAGTAGTCTGTGGTACTATATTTCCGGAAGTAGTTGTTCCTGCAACATTTAAATTTTGACCTATCAACAGGTTTTTACTAATTGCTGCTCCACCTGCAGTTCTAATACTGCCGTTTCCAAAGTTAGTAGATTCTGTAGTATTAGTAACTATCAACGAACCAGTAACACCAATGTTACCTCCGACCTCTAGTGCTTGTTCGGGCTGTGCAACATTAATACCTACATTTGATTCTTTAATTCTTAATACAGTGTTTGGTAGGCCGTCTTTATTTGTTTGCAGATCTAGACTGCTACCTGCTAAGGAATTATAAAGTGTTGCAGATGTTGAAGTATTTGAAATAATAAAAGTTCTATCAACACCTAACGTCAAACCAGTATTGCTGGCAATTGTCAATCCGTATTCTGTTGTGTTTAGCTGATCGATTCGTAAAAATTTAGAAGCTAGAACAGTATCATTTCCAACTTTAAGTGCTTCAGCAGTTGTAGCAGTACCATAAAATTTAGGAAGGAAGCCACCTTGGAATACTGCTGCCTCTGTTGCACCTAGCGGTGTTGCAACGTTGACCCCTGCTTTAATTCCTGTTGAAAATCCGGTGATTAAAATCTTCGGAGTAAAGCTGTCTTTACTTACAATAATAATTGGCTGATCCGCAATATATAATGTTAAAATATTTCGTGTTATATTGTCTGAGTCAGATATTGCTTCTATCGCAGGGCCGTATCTTAAACCATCAATATTACTTTCACTTGGCCCGACTAGAATCCATCGTGTTCCAGTAAAAATACGCAGTTGTTGATTAGTAGTGTCAATCCATAGTTCACCGACCTTTGATGTTAGTGTCGACGGTTCAGTTGGACCTTTTTGTATTCCCGATGCTGCTTTCCAAGCAACATTATCAAACAACATAAGAACATTGTTTCCAGTATCGTACCAAAGTTGTCCTTCGGTTGGATTGACTGGTTCTTTTATGCTTGCAAAATTTTCTAGTAGGTGTAAAAAGTTTTCAGCAATAATCTGACCATACCCAGTGACATTACGACCGGGAAATGTTAAACTTGTATCTTGACTCGATGTATTATCAAAAACCGTGATTGGTTTTGTATTATTTTTATCTGTATAATTTACGGTATATGGCATAATTAAACTCCCGTAAATCCAGTCAAGCTCTGTACACGGATTGTATAATCAATCTGTAAAAGCCTGTTTAAACTTTTTTGCACAGGATGGAAAATAACGTGTGTAAGCAATAGTCCAGTGCCTAAAGGGTTATAACTGCGAAGCCCTAGTTCATCAAACACAAAGTTTCCGTTCATATCAAGACTGTTATCAAATGCCTGCTGATCACTTAACTCGCCGTAGTCTAGCAAACAGCTTACAAGAATATCACTGTAAGTTGCGCCACTTACGTGTCTAACTTCCATTTTATTTCTAACCGGATCTGCATTACCCGCATCGTTCTGATCAACAATTTTACTGTAAGTTTTGTTGTATAAACTTGTATTTGTACCAATGGTGTTTGGGGTCAAATACGTAATAAGCCCTGTTGGGTCTACCGTAGTTCCGCCGTTACCGAAATCCATTTGATAAATCCAACCATACCCTTGATTTGAAAGGCTGTTTACCATTGCTAAACTCATATTTTCATAGTGGATAGCGTTGCGTTTATCAATAATGACTTCTTTAGTCTCTGGATCAAATATCTTAATATGTCCTTCGACGTGGAATCCGCCCTGCTCATTTGGGGGTACTGACTGCTTGTTTTGATCATTATTTTGTGGCATATTAGTCTCTTGTGTTTCCATAGTTGTATTTATTCTGGCAATTTCGTTGTACGCTTTGCGATGAAAGTAGCAATTGAGGAATCGTTTTCTAAGAACGTTACACCCGAAGTTGCTGTATCTACACCACGATCGTACCAGGTTTTGCCTGTCCGTTTAATAATTGTAACTCTTGTACCAGCCGGAGGTGTTGTAGTTAATCGGATATACGGAGTTATTCCGTCTACTGAAAACTCTGCTTCCAACGTTACATCTGCTACAGGGCTTGATGCTCCAAGGGCTTCATTATACACATTTACTGGATCCTTACGAAGTCTGCGACCTGCAACAAATACTTCTATTTGATCGCAAGGACCAAATGTATTCGGAATCGTACCTCTAAACCAAGCAGTTGAACGTGTGCCTTGTACGGGTATAAAATCTAGCTGGCCGATAGTTTTGTAAGAGCCGATAGTTGAATCGTCTGCTACTCCATCACTAACAAAATCAGCTCTTTCCTGTTCTTCATTATATGGAATAGTTTCTTCTGGTCCTACATCAACTACATAACTACCCGCAGCGTGAACTGCTTTAATTGCTGTTCCAACTGTACCTCTTCGTAACTGTCTCAGAGTATTTCCTGTTTTTTGTAGATACTCTATTTTCTCGCCATTAATTAAAACTACTCCAGGAATATTTCTAGTTAAAATTGGGGTTGATAATTGTGATGCATCAGTTACTAAAATTTCAGTATCGTAATAGTTTAACGCTCTTGCTAGAACAACATCGCTCGACTGTGAGAATCTCTTGAAATGATATATGTTTAACATATCTTTTGAAATTTCCCAAGCAGTAGGTAATTTAAATATTTCAGATCCAAATAATAATACCTTGATTTGATCAGCTGATGTGGATTTAGCTGTTAGATATAATTCTGCACGATTGATGTCAACACTATAATCTTGGTCTAGAGTTAATCTGTTACCGTTTTTGTAAACCCATACATAACTACCAGACAACGGAGAATGTGCTAGTTGATATTTGATTTTTCCACCTGTGAATTCGTCTGATACAAATTTCATAGAAGGATATTCTCCAAACCAAGTAACTTTGATAGTTGCTGTCGAAGGGACAATTAGTGCTTCGTCTAATACAATACTGTTGTCTACGATTCTATATTCTGAATTAAAGTCTGTTACGATCTTAATTACATCATTTTTAGTTAATGAAGTTTTAGAAATTGTAATTGTTTTAAAGCTACCGTCGAATACATAGTCTTGAATAAATGATGCTAATCTATTATTGATATAACATTTAATATTACTTGTTAGAATAGAACCAGACGGCACTAAAGGATCAACACCTAACACAAATTCATTTTTAATTCCGTCATAGACAAAGTAGGTAGAGTCTGGACCGTTTAGAGCTCGACCATTGATTTCTACTATCATCGAAGATTCTGCAGACGCTCCTTCGATATTGGTAAAGTTACTAGCACTATAAGTTACTGGTGTAGTCGATAGCGGATCGTGAATAATTGAGTTATCTAAACTGTATGCTCTTGTGCTATTGTCGTAGATGAATATCTGTTGGTTAACTCTAACAACTCCTCTGCCATCTAGAACTGCTCCAGAATTGCTACCTAATACTAAAATAAAGATTACATCGTTAGCAGTCGGCTTGTTGCCAAACTGAACTAGCGTTTTGCCAGTTGCATCAACAACACCGGTACTATCTATAAATCCAATATCTTGATATACGCCATTAACTGTAACAAATACAGACGATGTATCTAAGAAATTAGCATTTGATAAAAATAAACTAGTGTCGCCGTCTGCAACAAATTCTTGATAATCTAATAACGAATGGCCGCCAATTCCCAATGCAATAATTTCAATAACATCACCGGCTAATGGAGTATTTGTAAATGTTAATTTCTGTGTTTTAAGATACAAATCATAATCTGTACCTAACAGCATACGTGTTTTATTTTTGTATACCAATACTGATGTAAATTCTAATACCTTAATACCAATGTCATAATTTCTTGTTGTGCCATCGCTAATTAAAGTTCTGGAATTAATTGGCGCGACTCCATCAATAGAACTTTGGAATACTTTGATGCTTAGGCTATCTAATACCTGCCCTGGAACATTTTCTTCGGTTGCAGGAACTTGATCTGGGCTAACAAATTCTCCGCCTTCGATCACGATATCCTCTGCAGCAATACCCGAAGCAGTGCTGTATGCACCTGCCATTGATGCTAGTGTGCCGCCTGATAACTTGGTGTCTAGAATGTTAGGATCGTTAATAGATACCGAACCATCGCTGTCAAGCGTTCTAAAAATCAATATATCGTCTGCTTCTGTACTAATATACTGACCAAGTTCAATAACTCTAGTTGAGCCGTCGCCAACAAATGTAGGTAGTTCTGCATTTGGATTTGTCGCCATTGACGAATCCCACATTGGAGTAAACATCGGGTCGTCGATTCTTACTGCATCTGTTGTACCCTTGCGCTTAATATAAATGTTAATTACATCTCCTGCAGGAGGAGCAACCGCAAAAGTATACTGTGCGGTACTACCATCACAGACATAGTATATGTCCTGAGATGACTCAACGCTATCCCAACCATCCGTAAACCAAGGAAGAGCGTCCCAACCACCAGTTACTTCAAAAGTAGTTCCTTGAACCTGTACACCACCAAAATCAAATCCAGTCATTAACTGTGAAAGTTCTTTGCCGGCTAGCCCAGCAACACTGTTATCAGAATTTGTTAGATAATATTTCTGTATTCTATTAACACTGTCTAACAGTTGATCATTTTTATCATAGATAACTAATATCGTATCGTTTTCTGCAGGCACTTGCTTGAATATGATTTTACCTTTTAACAAGGAGTACAAATCAGTATTTGATTTATATAAACTGATAGAATATTCATCTTTATAAACTACTTGGCCATTTCTAAACAATTTAATTTTGTTCTTATCGCTAGTAGGTGCATAGCTTAATTCAAATACTGCAGAATCACCTGGCGCTATAAATGTCTGTTGTTGTAAAAATTCTTGATAGATTCCTTCTTTTGAAATTCTATCAAATTTCAATGTGATACCAAATGTTCTAGATTTAGTATCTCCTAAAATAGCCACTGCTTTAGCTCTATCCAAGCTGTTGCCGTTACCCCCGACAAGTGTAACTGTGGCTGTTGTATAGTTTTCACCGCCTGTTAGTATCTGTATTCCAGATACTTCGCCGTTAGAAATATATGCTTTTGCAGTTGCACCTGTGCCATCGCCATCGATTACCACAGTTGGCGGTGCTGTATATTCAGTACCTGCATATGATATTTGTATATCGACGATAGAGAATTTATGATTATCAGTCCACCATTTCCAAGGATAAGAATTTAATCTTTCGTCTGTTAACGACAGAGCATTGATACGACCTTCTGTTGGAGAATATGCTGGCGGAATATCGAAGTCTGATGTTGCTCCTCCAAATGGCTCTATAGTGTCATATCGGCTAACATATTCACGGATAGTTGTACGATATGGTTTAACTTCATCGACGTATGCTTGAAAGCTGGCTAGATTATCGTTTTTATAATTTAAGCGTTCTTCAAACGATCCAACATTGTGAATAGCTTTTAAGAAGCTAGTCTTAAAGAACCAATCAACATACTTTTGTTCTGATAGAACGTGTCTTATACTGATAAAGAATAGATTACTCCATAGCTCGCCGTAGCCTAGATTAGCGGCATTATCTTTCACTGCTTTTAAAATATTTCTTAATTCTTTAGCATTTTCTACATCATATAAATTAGTATCGTAAGCACGATTGTTATCGTAACCTGTGCCGGCCAACGCAGCTCTATAGAACTCTTGGCTTATTTGTAATGTTCCTTCTTTACGTCCTACCTGTTGATAATTTTCAGAGAAAGATCCACCTTCAGCAATTTTTAAAAATACGGCCCAGCCGCCAGATGCATATTCTTTAATTCTAATTAAATCACCAATCTGTGTATAGATAGTCGGTTCTAAAGAGATATCTTGTATTTCTTTAACGATTCTAGACGAGTCGCTGTATAATGGAATAGGCACAAGATCGCCTACTTCATATTTTGTAGCCCACCAATCAACTAGAGACCAATACTTGGTTGTATCATATGCTTGAGATTTACTTCTATAGAATGTCTGTTTATCAGTATCCCAGGAATAAATTTCCCAGTTGCCATTAGCAGTGCTATCAGAAACTACTAACACAGAAAACTTACGTACGATACCGTTAGCTACTGAATATTTCTTTCCCCTAGTCAGTACTTTTACTGCGATAACTTTACCTTGATTATCAATAGTACACTCAGCTGTTGCACCTATACCGTCACCGTCAATTACAATTGGAGGAGTAACTTTGTAACCAAATCCCTGTGCTATTATATCAATAGTATCTACTTCACCGTTGACTAGATTTACAGAAAGAATAGCTGGTTTCACTCTAACCGTACCTACAGTTGAAAGCTGATCAACAGTGTCTATTGAAAGATCATACAAATTATATAAATTATTTGGAATAGGATCTATTAAATTTAGATATGTAAAATCTGCAACATCAACGAATGGAAGCTGTAGTAAGAAATGATTGACATTCTGTATAACAATTTTTAATGCTGCTGCTCGATCGACAAACATACCCTGACGCGGTCTAAAAGAAACACCGTATCTCTGTTTCGCTGGTAACCCAGGATCAGGTACACGATTACCAACAGCATCATATCCTACTAGGCTGTCAAGCCATTTTTCCTCTAGTGCTTTTGCCGGAACGCCTTCTGGATCGCCTTCAACTAATAACTGATATTCGTTGTGTATTGCATTCAAAGATTTATTATCTTTATGGTACTGTATGTTTAATAACGCAGTGTCCGAAGACATAACTGATCTTAAATTATAAACCAACATCGAATCAGAGCTAATAACAGATACAAATGCTGTGCCAGCGCCGGCTGGATTAGAAATATACGAAGCTATTGTCGAAGCAGGAATTTTTCTTCCTGCTAGGCCTGTAGGCGTAACAGTCTTATTTTTAACCCAGTAATAATATAATGTGTTAGTGGCTAACCCTGTTGTTGGATTGTACAATACTTTTAGCGAATAAACATCGTTGTTTGGATACAATGGTTGGCCGGATATTCCGTTAGCAACTCCATCGTTGGTATCTGCAACGGCGGCCCATTCTGACGGAAGCAACGGAGTTTCAACCCACTCATATATGTCGATGCTGGCGCCAGGTGCTAGTACTCCCCAGTTTCCGATCTTATAAGAAATATCACCTTGCTCGTAGTACAGCCATTTAGCAGTAGATATATTCCACCATATTTTTCCTACAAATGGTTTATCCCATTCCTGTGTTGGAATAACTATCTGTGCATCTGTACCTATAGAATATATCGCAGGATCAAATGGTGTTTTAAATGTAATTTCTTGTTCAGCTTCGTTTAAAATTTTAAGTTTAGCTGGATCTACAATATCTAAATCCTGTATTTTTAAGTCACGAACATTGTCGTATAATGCAATGCTCTTGATCTTTTCAATATCAACTACCGGTAATTGATATGTTACTTTTTCCCAAGAGTTAACTGTTGGGTCTTTCTTGAATAATCTAACATTACCAGTATTAGCTCCAGCAGTTGAATAGTAATCCGGAGAACCGACTACAATAGCAGCACCTTGGCAATCAACGCTTGCGCCGAAAGATTCAAACGGTGATAGTGTTGCAGTTAATTTTTCAGCAAGGAAATAATAATCTGCTCCGCCTATAGTAAGATCGTAACGATCTTTTAGAGGTATTGTTTTTCTTTCAAATACATAGACTGCTCCTGCATCACCCGTAGTGTTACCTGGAGAATTTTTTGCACCTACAACAATCGTTTCGCTATTGGCTGTGATTGCAACGCTCTGGCCAAAATATTCGTCGTAATAACTTTCAAAGTTCTTTAATTTTTGTTTTAATCTGAATCTTGGAGTTGATACTGACTCTGTTTGTAGTACATAGGCAGATCCTCTATATTCAAGATTTAAATCAGCCATTGGGCTAGTTACTACCATTGTTCTACCCGAATAGTCAAGTGCGATAGCAAATCCAAACTTATCTCCAGAATCAATGGTTTCAGTTGAATCGCTGATATCACTGATCGACGACAGCGTTGCTGCATCAATAGTCTGCATTAATTCAAATTCATTGGAAATATTTCTGTGATAGATAAACACCTTTCCCGAGCGGCGTAGAGTACTATCGCCAACAGATGCCCAGACTGCTGAATTAGAAGGATCATCATTGGTATTTGATATTACAGTTGAGCCTAGACTGTAGTACAATGTGTCACGCTGTACAACATCGCCACCTACATAGGTAATAGATGGTCTCCAGATACCTTTGTAATTTACAAAGAACTGACTGTCACTGTTAGGAGCTCCTACTGCTAGGATTGATCCTGTTTGATTCATTGAAACACTGTAACCAAATTGATCATTTTCTTTCAACATCTCAACCAACTGTCCTGGAACTGGGGTTGGAACAAGAGTGGACCCGTCGTCAACTAATGCCAGTCGTTGAGGTAATGATAATTGTGTATCGTGATGTTTCCAAGTAGTTATTGACGATGTATATCCGCCTGGAGAAACTACCGATGTTTCTACTCCTTTATACAGATAAACTCTGCCGGTGCCATCTAACGAGCCTACTGCTGAAACAGATAAGAAGTATGTTGATCCGTCTGACCCGATGGAAATATTTGAACCAAACTGCTCACCAATAGCTGGTCTTGGGCTTGCAAATGTTCCTGCAATTTCCCACTGTTGATTAGTCCACTCATAGATAGATATCATACCTTGTTGGTAGAATCCTTTACCTCTATAGCTTGCCGAGGCTTCGATGATTTCAGCCAGCACCCAGTTATCTGGATCATAGGCTGCATTAGTGCTTCCGTCGGCATTAATATCAGTTTTAGCTTTCCATAATTTACCATTATATAAAACTACTTCGTCTGGAAAATACGTTGCCATTGGATCGAAAGGACCCATAAAGTTGCTAGGAATATCACTAGCCAACGGGGCACCTACTACCATCCATTTATTATCTGGACTTATAGCAATAGCCGAACCAAAAGATCCAATCGACGCTGTTAGGAATTCGCTTGCTGGTGCGATAATCTGCTTAGTGCTCAATGCTGTCTCACCGGGCGTACTAGTTGATACTTCTATGTAGGCAACTACGTATCCCGATCCCGGAATACCTGTAACGACTTGTTTTAATGCATCGTTGTAAAGAACTTTTGCACCGGTGCGGATCGGTGAAGTAAGACCATAGGCTGTAATACTTGAAGATTTATATTGTTTATTTTTCTTAATTACTTCCCACTCGCCGGCGCCACTATCATCGATCCATAGCTTCGATCCTGCTGGTAATAGTGCAATAGCTTCTGGATCTAATTTTCCATAGTCTGCATAACGAACTGGTGTAAACAAATGCAATGACGAAATTGTGCTTTGATCTAGAACAGGTGTTTGTGCAGAGGCTGATACTGTTACATTAAATGTTGTATTAGTAACTGCGATAATTTTATAAAATCCAATAAGATTGAAAACATCACGTATCCCAACAATCGTATCAACTGTTAAATTATGTGCTCTATTCAATGTAACCGTTACAGTAGTTGATGTTTTTGACACGCCGGTTATCACATAAATCGGCGATTGGTTTAATCTCCAAATTGTCCAGTCTGGTACATTGAATGTAATCCAAATATGATTATTTTCTAATACCGATGCAATGTCAAGTTTTAAAATATCATCAATTGTTGAAACTGCAAAATCTATCTGATCAGTTTTCACATAGCCAGCAACCTGACTAGGCATTTCTTCAGAAGTCACTGGATGGATATCTGTAACATACGGAAGTGGAGAGATTGTGAAATCAGATTTTGCAACTCTATAATATTTGTCGCTGGTTACGTTATCCGATGCAGCAATCGATGCGATGATCGGTTGCGGATCAATTTTAACATTGTTCTTTTGAAGCTCAATTTCAATTTCTCGTAACTGATCAGTTCCGCCAAATTGGCCAACACGGAATGCCCACTCTTCACGTAGTTCAATACTGTTTCCGTTGTAACGACTTAGTTTATCAAACACCTTTGAAATAGCATTTTTTGTACCTTTTTCTCGAATGAAGCCCTGATACAATTGGAACTGTGTTACTGGATCTTCTGCAAGTTCTTGAAGATAAGATCTTTCCTGATAACCGATAGTATGACGAGCTAATTCTCGCTGTGTATTGCCTATGCCCTCAGATGCTACATTAAGATAATCATCAAACTGATTAATTTTATAATCAAAATTTGATATTAATTGTTTTTCAGGAACACTGTCTAGTTTTGACCAATAGGTATAATCAAAGGTTTCTTGGCCCTGTTGATTTGCCAGGCTGGTCCAATAATAAGATTTGTAGGCTACAATATCGCCTAATTTATAATCATTAAACGGTTCCCAAAGATCAATGTCTACGTTGTCGAATAAGAATCCAGGACTGGTGTAATCACCGTACCAGTCTGTTGTTCTAAATCCTTGAGATTTAATTCGTTGTTGTCTATATCCTGTAGACTTATCGTAGATAACATCGTTAAACACTGTACGATCATCAAAGATAGCAACGTGTTCTTTAAGAACATAGTATAATCTTAAGAAATAAATTCCTTCTGTTGTGTTAGTTGTTTCTACAGTTACTTCTTGGAATGTTCTATCAACATTAATAAACTGAGGTTGTAACGGTTTACCATCACTCTTAAGCAACTGGTAGTCATAGAAGCCGTCTAATAAACTATCAGCAACTCCCACAGTTCTTACAATGTTAATCTTAGTAGCTGCTGGACTTAGAGTTATCAGCGAACCAACAGCCCAATTATGTCTTGTCCAGAACATAAATTCTTTACAGCTAGTAGTCCAGTCTTGTGACACTTGATTTACCGGATCATAGTTTGTAAACACAAATCCTTGGCCCTGTAGGTATGCTTCATAACCTAGTAGGAAATCTACAACTTCCTGTATTGTAGTGAAGCTTGTTCCGTAACCAATTTTACTAACTTCAAATGTATTGAACTTTCTTCTCTTGTAAGCATCGACTGATCCAATTAGAGGTAATTTTGCTAATTTTTTCCAAACAGTTTTATCTAATAATGCACCGTCATCTGCATCAGTATGAGTGCTTAATGCACGATAAAAATCATTGTTGTTTTTTACGATGATTCCGTTGGTAAATTCTTTTCCAGGTTGCCAATCAATAAATTTTTCGCTAATGCCGCCGATAGACAGCAATGGATCTCCTTGGCTTGCCTGCGCTTCGTAATAATAGAAGAAAGGATGAATGTCATCATATCCGGTAACGTGCCATCCGATATCATTCTTTTCAACAATTACACCACTATAAGATAATGTAGAGATTGGCGCACTAACGTTGAATACAATATCGTAATTTTCTGCAGGAACATATATACTGCTAGATACTGATTTTGGACTCTTGCTGTCTAACAGATATTTCTGCTGAGCTTTATCAACAAATCCGCTAAGTCGTGTTGCAAGATTTACATCAATACTTTGTATTTTTGCGGATAGACTATCTAGAGATTTTCCCTTTGACTGTGTATAATTTACAAGATAGCACACAAGTCCCGATGATAGGTCAACACCAGGATACGGAATTGTCAAATCAGACAATGTTAAAAATAAATCTGTATCCTTGCTAACTGTTTGACCTATCTGATTAATTTTAATTCTAGACCTGTCAAAGCTATCAGTGATAAACTCAAAAGGTTTTAACAAACATAATGCGATTGCTACTGCAAAAGGATACTCCGAGCTTGATCTCCAAGCATATTCAACAGGTCCGATATCACCTAGTTTAAATGGACCACGATTATTAATCAATATAAAGTTTCCGGCAAAACCAGAATCCAATGGATTAACCAATCGACCCTCGATATCTACAGGAATATAATCAAGCAATCCTGGACGTTTGTATCGATCATATGTTCCCGCACGATCACCGTGGCGAATAATTCCGTCACGCAGATCTTCCCAGAGCAATAGGTTACCGCTAGTATACGGTGCGGTACCGTACTGCATATCCCACCAGGTTGGTTTTTCACTGAAGCCTAGCATTTCCCAAGGGCAGCGATGTGGTCGATCTGTATCAAACGCCCATTTGTATACTCCTCTCCAATAGCCCGGCAAGTTAACCTTGCTTTCGGGATCGGTCATATTACTATAGGTGTAGGTAAAAGGTTCAGTATCAATAAAATAAGAATTATTAGTATAATCAATATTTGTATTTTTAATCCATTGTAAAAACTCTTGTTCTACAATTGGATCTAGATGATCCTTGTTATATAGAGCATTTCCATAATACCCACCGAGAATTGCATCAATGTCAAATATTGATGTATCGTATTGTTGTTTAATATTATTATAGATTCTAAATTCTAATTCTAATAACAATTGATCTCTGTAATCACCGTAGGCAACGGTAAGGCTACCATCGTGTCCTTGAATTACTGTTTTTGGTTCTCTGTAGGTATCATCTACAAAGATCATAGGAGTATATTTTTTGTATAATCCTAATTTGGTTGGAGTGGCCGGAATGAAACAATGTGATGTAGAAATATACTCTCGTATCTCAATATAGTCGCCTTCGACTAGATCTACTTTGAGAGTTACGAATCCAAATGTAGCATTAAATTCGTATTGGCTGTTAACTAATAATTGTTGATCATTAACGTATACGTAAACTGCATTACGACTTAGTTGCTCAAGACTAAATGATTGCTTCAATGCAAATGTTTTAATTCCAGTATCTTCAACAGTATATGTTACAGTAGAATATGCTCCACTGCCTATCATATCAGAATCAGCAAACGGTGATGCAACAGTTTTGGTACTGGTTAGGCTTTGTATAATATTATCAACAAAATCAGGAATAGAGTTTGTATATTCAAGTTCTACAGATCTAGCTAGAAAATTATTTTTAAATTCAGTATACTGCTGTTTTGCATACTGTAAAGATTTAATAATATTATTTTCTTTATCGCACAATAATGCCAATGCCAATGGAGCTGAACCGGAATGCTTTAAGAAACGTTTAGCATTATTTTGATAGTCGACTAAGTCTCTTAGGTTTGATTTACCAGGAACAGTTCCTTGAAATCTTTCATCAAATTCTAGTGCTGAAACAACGTGGTCAATCGCTTGTCCAAATGTAAATGATGTTAGTTTTTGATTCAACGGATTCTTTTCTAATCCAGATGGAATTTCGAAGTAACCGGTCACGTGATTAACGTCTGTAATTATTTTAACAGAAAGTATATCTGTTTCTGCAAACGGCGTTGTAAATGTAAAAATGCCGCGTTCTCTAGTCCAAGGATTATCAGTTATCTTGGTGCCGTTGAGATAAAAATTGATTACCAACATACTGCTGTCAGTAACAGCTTCCCAATCCAATGTTGTTAATTTTACAACATTAGTAGGTGTGGATATTAGGACACTGTCAATTAATGGTTGTATGTATTCAAGATTGGTTGATATCCATCCGTTTTTATATTCTGCATTTTCTTTATAATAACCTGTAGAAATTAATTTTGATTCTGTAATATTAGTATTGGAAGTGTAATAGAAAACATCAGAATCCCAAGTCCAATTAAATTTTATATCGCCTAGATTATCAATGTTCAAGTAGGTTAGTGGAAATCCTAGTTGTGAATCATTTACTCCGCTAGTGCCTTGATTATACTCAAATAGTGTAGTACCCAAGAAAGAACTAACCGGATATACTGACAAGTCAGCAAAGCTAATCCCATTACTATCGTAGGCATCAAATAACGGAGGTTGATTTACTTTAGTTTTTAGTTGACTCAGTTGCCAAGTATCACCGTTAAAGTGATACATCAGCCCAGCATTGGTTGTACCACGTCTCACTAATACACACTCGTCGGTTAGTGATTCTCCGTCTTTTTCTAACTTAAGATTAATTTGTACATTGTTGTTAAATTTAATAAAATTTACTTTATAAATTCTATTATTTGCTAACGAATCAGTATCTGCAACAACTAATATTCGAGCACCTTCAAATAGAAACTCACCATCAATGTTGTATCCAGTACTACCTTCAATCTTTGAAAATATATCAGTTGTAAAGTTATCAATATAGTCAACAACTTTTTTAGAAACTGCACCGTGATTAAACAATTGAATATTAGGATTAAATTCAATAATTGGTCGTTTTGCTCTAGCATCTTCAGGAGCAGAATAGTTTACCCCTCTTAGACCGTGTGCATAATCTAATACGCTTCTGTGAAACCAACGATTATAGCGTGACCAAGGATTTGAATCTTTGCTGTTTCGAGTGATTGTGATGTAATCTAACTGTGAAGGATATGCCGTTGCATCATCAAAAGGCTGTGTATCAAATCCTTCGTTATCAAACAATACCTCAGGTACATCTTTAGTAAGAACCGGGACAATTAAATCTGAAAACAGAGTTAGCGTAATTGCGTTCCCTACACCTTCGACTAACCAGTTAGAAGAAGCATACTGGCTAGGAGTAACCTTACCTCCAAACTCAACAATTAGACCGTTAGTAAGTGTAACGCCGTTGCTGCTGACATAAGATGATTTGCCAATGATATCTTTATCGATATCTAGCTGCGTGTTTTCATCGATGTTAGAAATTACAAATTGTCCAAACTTGTCTGGATCGGTTTTACTCTGATAGAATAAAACATCCGGTGCATCGAAAGGAACTTTGAATGTTATTGTTCCGTTTTCGATACCATTATTTGTAACACCTTCGTTAAAATCTAAAACTGTAGTATGATCAGCAACACTGATTAGCTGCCAGTCAGCAGTGTCAATATCAATAGTACTACCATCGCCTGGAGGAATTTGAGATTTAGCTCTCCACAGTTTTTCGTCAAACAATACTACTGCGCCGATTTCATATCCAAGATTTGGATTGTATCTTAATGATCCAGTATCGTACTTTGTTCTAATTACAAGTCCGCTGTTTGGCACATTAACATTAAATTTATATGTCTGCCCTCTAAACAAAAATAGTTGAGGGTTATTAGTCGCACCGTCAGGAGTAAAAATAAATGATCCAAGACCTAATCGTACTTTATAACTACTGGTAATTTTACCGGCTTGTCCTAATATTGTAACCGGTGGTGGACCATCTGGTTCCCAATAATATTCGCGGAAGTTAACGTACTTGTCCCAGTCAATTGGGGGATTCCAAGAATAGTGTTGTTGGCTAGTTATTGCATCATCACGATCATCGTCGTTGCCAAAGAATTTCAATTGATTTTTAAAATCAATGTAATCATAGAAATTTGTTATCTTACCATTTATTTTATAGGTAACACCTGGTTCAAGCTGGTATCTGCTTCTTAAAGTATTATCATTGTCAAGATAAACGTCTTTTCCTTGATAGGTCTTTCCATACCTACGACCGATATATCCAACAGTTTTTTGCAGTACGCCGGGCTGAACTAAGGGGTCAACAACCGCCGACATAAATTTCGAATTTGCGCCGGTACGGAATATCGATGGCAGTAATTCAACTGTTCTTCTTATTGGTAATTGGCTTTGTGGGTAGATTGATTTTGCCATATTTCTCACATAGTTGTGTTAACGACTGAGCTAGTAGTAGCTCGGATTTCTGAAGCAGTAATAGCTGTTACGATTTCAACATCATCGACAGTAGCACCGCTAACAAAAATTTCATCAGCTGCACTTTGAATTTCAAACAAACTACCAAATACCTGCGTTGTTTGTCTCGGGACAATCACAAGGTTACTAATGTCTGGGGCGGTTATATTTAAAATATAAGTTGTAAGTTCGCTTAGATAAAATCTATCTCCAAAATCCCAGTTATTAACATCAAAGAAATCATTGATGGCATTAATAATTCTAACTTTAATGTCATTATCATTAACAGATTTATTAGGATTTTTAACCACTTTAAATTGTGCCTGTAATTTAATATCTGCTTTGGCGCCAAATAACACTTTGTATTTTACAGAGTGATAGGCTAATTCATCGCTGATAGATTTAATTGCACTCAGACCTGCACCAAATGAATCACGCAACTCGTCGTGGTCTAATCCAACTGGCTTTGTTGGAATCGCTCCAGCTAACCAGTTTCTGAAGTCTGTATCATATGCTCTAGGTAAAATGTAAAGATCGATAATGTTGCTAGAGCTTGGATCTATTCTTCTATTACCAGAAGCATTGTGCAGATATTGAAATTTTAATTTATCTCTACCTCTATTAGCCTTGTATTGAGTTTGCAATATTAAGGTATTAGACATTTTATCTACTTTCTTTACACGGTCTTCTAAACTGTCATAGAAATATATTAACTGTCCGTCATTAAAATCAGCTGGGTTTGTCGTAGCTTCTGTTTGTCTAACTAATATTGTATCATTTGTATTATCAATAATATCGTAAGATTTTGTTCCCGAATTATCTGTTGTCTCGACAAAAAATAAAAATCTTGGTAATGTGTTGTCGCCAACAATATCTTCAAAAGAATCCGGATTATCAATAGCATTGTTATTATTGCTATCAAGGAACGCTAATTTAATTTCTTTTGTACTTTGATACCCATCGTCAAACTTAATAGCATCATCAATTTCAAAAGGAATATCATACTTCAACGGAGATATTAAATCTTTACCTGAATTAATACTTAATACTTTTACCTGATCCGTAACTACTTTGCCAGTTTGCGAATTAAACACTCGTTGTGTAGAATCAAAGTAGAATCTATTTTGTTGGACACTACCGAACACGTAGGCCATCGTTCTAATTCTTATCTGATACTGATCTGGTAGTTTAACAAAGGACACAATCCAAGACGAGTCTAAGTGACCATTAGATGAGTCACCTGCCTTGCCCAAACTAAACGGACTGATTAGATCAATATTCGATGTTGTGATAATTTTCCAAGAGGAAGAAACGATATCGTACCGAATACCAAAATTCAATCCTTCAAAAATTTGATTTGTAATTTCTTGCGCCAATGCAGTTGTTAAACTGCTAACCCACTTAGGTACGATTCTTGATGCTATCGCGCCGATCGGAACCTGCGTGTTAAATGTTATTGGGCCTAGGCCTGACGGAAGTTCTCCGCGTCCTGCATTAGTTCCATCGCCTACTACCTTAACAACTTCTGTCCAAATGTAGGACGTTTGTGTTGAATCGCTAGTATCAGCAGTTACTAGTTTACCTTTTCTAAAGGCTTTACCCGCTGGCGCAGTAAATTTAACAACGGCTCCCGGTGTTACATATTTTAAACTGTTTGTAGAATATGCACCGACTTTGAGCTTGCTGAAATCTGTAGAATTTCTAAAATAGCCTGTGGTAATATTTGTACCGGTTGTTACCTGATACCATTCTACGTTATCTGTAAAATAAATCTTGTCATACTTTGTTAGATAAAAATTGTAAACATCTGTATCTTCAAAAATGCTGTATCCCGACGTTCCGCCTGTTGCAAGGAAATTAAGGATCTCTAATCTATTTCCATAATTTTTAAATGACAGAGTTTTTTCTACAGCTTCTTTATAAATGTAACCATCATCAGCAAATACATTAACACTAGAGTATTTTCCGCTGGCATCAATGATTTCAAAATTTCTAGAGATACCACTTGATGTTCTGTTAATGGCTTTAATTTTTAAAATGTTTTGACTACTTGACAACGGAGCAAGATTATAATCTTCTCCTGTGATCATTCTATTTTGTGTGTAATAGGTCGCTGGAGCATTTGTTCTAATACTGTCCACTGTTTCTGTTGCAGCAGAAGACGATATTGTTTGTTGTAGTCCAAGCCCAACAGTAATTGTCTGTGGAATTCCTTGTGAATTATAGTAAGGTACAGAGATGTTAATACCTTTCATTTCGTTAGGATAGATAGAATATGTTAGTCCGTTACTGACTCTGTAGTAAAAACGGAAATTACCTTGTGGCAAGTTACCGTATACTCCGTCGGCAAACGACAGATCCACCATATCGTTTTCTTTTGTTACTACAGAAAAGATATTCCTAATGTTTTGACTGATACTGTTATAGGCAATATTATTGCCAACTAGATTAGATACCTGCGTCCATTGGTCTAATTGTGCGCCGATAGAACTTAATTTAAATAACCAGATATCGTCATTGTTGATATTTTGTGCGCCAACTGAAATTGTTTCATTAGTTGTAGGAGTGTCAATGCTGAAATCTGCAAGCTCTAAACTTCCTTGCTTGAACATTAAGAAAAATCCTGTGTTAGGACTCCCTGGCCCACGCCCATCATTACGATAGACAAAACCTAATTGATTTGCTGGCGTTGGTGCTTCTTCATAAAAATTTTCAGCACCGTTAAATGCAGTGCTAACAACTTCAAATGCCATACCCCTACCAGACACAGTTTTACTATATGTATAGATAGGTACATCATTTGAGAAAGTTCTAAATCTATATTGTTCAGTTGGAACTCCCTGAATTGTTGCAGATCCTTGGCTACGACCAAACTCTGTGTTATCTGACATAGAAGCATTTAACACAATAATAAACTGTTCTAGCCAATTGCTGTTTGTTGGATCATTCCATTGAATAATCTGGTTGGCTAGATTTTTGCCGTTACCGTCTAAAATAGATTCTGTAGTTGTAACTGATGTGAATTTTAAAAGACCTTTGGCTGCTTTGTTTCTTTTGGCGTTATAGCTCAACATACGAGCAATACGTAGTACACTTTCTTTGCGTTCTGCTAATTCTAAAAAGTTTTCACGACTGGCTAAATCAACACGAAAAGCTAGACTCTGCCCAAGGAAGGCCACAGCGTCAATCAAGGCCATATACTCAGAGCTTTCAATATAGTCGTTGAAATCTTCTGGGTAGTTTTGTCTTAGATAGGTAATAATAACCCGACGAAGATTTTCAAAGTCGTAGGATTTAAAGTCAGCATTTTTAAATGTCTGATAGATCCTAGTCCAATCTTGGTTTAAAATAAGGTTATTTTGTCTGCTGGTCGTTGTCATTTTTTATTCCTGATATCATATTTACCACTTAAAATTAACCACTTACTTAATGATAGAATTCGCTTTGTCGAAATCAAATGTCATTCTTTCGTTGATATTAAATTGAATGTACACTAGATCTGCTTGTATTCTAATACCCTGTTCAGTTGTGTCAACTGCTACTGAATTCACTGCGATACGAGGATCGTAGTTAATAATATCCTCTACATCCTTGGCAATAATCTTTTTTACTTCTTCTGTAAATGGTTCAAACAGCATATCCCAGATAACTGTTCCAAACTCTGGATTTTCTAATTTCTCTCCCTTACGAATATAAAAATGATTCATAAGGTCTTGCTTTACTAGATCAATGTCTGTAAGTTTATAGTTTTTACCAGTTTCGTTAGAACTAAATCCCTTGTAGGTAAAGGTATTTTGTCCCTCTGTGCCTACTGAGGCTTTATTTGCTGCTACAATTTTAGTGTTATAAAGTTTTTTTGTTAAGGCCATAATTATACCTCTCTATCTGTTTGGTCTGGAGTTAGTAATTGCGGAGCCATATTTTCGTGCAATAGCCAAGGCTCGTGCATCGGCATACGTTTCATAATACTCTTAGTAACACCGGCTTGATATTTTTTAGGATTCCATCCAACTTGAGTGGTCACTGCTGGATTATCTCTTAATTCTAATGGTTGTACGAAATCAGCGGTAGTGGCAGGTGTTGCTGCCTGACTATTCATAAAGATATCAGCTGCTGATTCTACGTGGTTGCCACCGCTACCAATATTTGTATTAGCTCCTGCACTGAATAAATTATCTCCGTTAGTATTAATTTCGCAATTGGTATTACTAGAAATTTTAGTAGATTTACCAACTAATATCTGACAGTTTTCACCGACTGTGAGCTTAGTCTCAGAGTTAACTAAAAATTCTAAATTTGTTGCAACCTCGGCGTGCCAGCGACCTGTTTCAGTTCTCATATTAATATTTCTGCCGGCTTCGATATTGATGTCTCTATCAGCACGGATGTTTAAATCAGTTTCAGTGTGAATACTAATACTGTCTCCTGCATAGATATCAATTTTTCCATTGGCTGTTAATTCAATCCAGGCAGTGCCTTTAGCATTGGCGATGTAGATTAAATCTTCACTGTTGTGCATCAATATTTGATGCCCTGTTCTTGTTCTTACACGGAAGTATTCATTGTAAGGAATATCTGGTTGACTGGTTTGTCCAGTTTTTTGTTCGGTGATATCAACATACTCCATACCGCCCTGATTCGCTGGTTTTACTCGTTGATATCGATCATCACCGTCATCCATTACAAATGTTGTTCCACCTAATCGACTTACAGGAACTGGTGTTGCTGTCTGATCGTTTACTTTTCCTATAAACCCTTTCTTGGCATTTATTCTTCTGTCTAATGGGCCTGGAGTACTAATACCAAATACCATACTTGGTACTTCACGACGACTTGTTGTAGTTGTTATTCCTCGAACATCATCCTCTAACAAACCTGCGTTTAAAAATGCTTCAGCAATAGGATGAATAGGTTTTGTTAGTTTATCAACATCAACACTGCTTTCTGTTTTAGCATTAACTTTTTTATTATATTCGCCTGTAGGCAAAGGCATTTTTGTATTGTATTTTTTCTTGTCTTCGTCGGTTAATTCAACCTGTGTCGTGCCAGCCATTGCTGGAACCATTTGATTTGCAAACTTAGGCGGAATGCAGGCAAACCAGTATCCCTGTGCAGGGTCACCGTTTACAAATGTACACATAACAGTTACACCAACGTCCGGTGGTACCATCCACATTCCGTAACTTTTTTGTGTATCATTAAAGTCTGTTTTGTTTTGCCCCATAAATTCAAATGGGGTTACTCCAAAGAAAGGTGAAGCAAAATGTACTGTGTACGTTTCTGTATCTTCACCCATCGTATTACCTGAGTCTCTTAAAAGTGTAACTTCTAAGTCTCCCATAAACGTAGTATCAAGGTGACTAATTACCCTTGCAAGATACGGGCCTGTGCCAATATCCGCCGAGGAAGTTTCGTCATATCCCGATCGTTTAAACTCTGCCATTATGCAACTCCTCTATTTTGTCGTATTCTGCCTAGTGCTTCGGCAGCGGCAGCAGTATCACTAGATGCCACTGCGGACTTAGCTGCTCTTAATAAACGCTTCTGTTCACTATCTACAGGCGAATCTTGTGGAGAAGTTGCATCGCGTAATTCTTCTTCAACTTTTGCCGCAGGCGATTGTCCTTTGTCTTGTGTCAATACTTCACCATCATAATCTGATTCTTGTCCAGGCTGTCTGATACATTTTAATTTTTGTTTGAACAGCCCATCATTGAAGGTGTTCTCACACATTACTACACGATATATACCACCAAATGGGCTTTGAGCTTCTCGAGCTGACATATCATAAAGCCCCGTAGTTTCGTTTATATCTACTGGTGTTTTGAATGAAAGATAGATGTAAACATCGTTACCTTCGTAGTTCATTGTTCCGTCTTCTGTAATAAGAGATATACCCTTACCGTTGCTATCTGCTGGCTTGGCCATATAGTTTGATATTCCACTATCAACCATCCAATACGGATCGCCTAGTATTTCTAAATCAACAGTGACCATATCAGCACTTGATCCCGAAAGGAATGCTTTGTGGAATGTTTTTGCTACTTCGCGTTCTACTGATCCCATACCGTCACCACCAACTGCTGTTTTCATCATTTCAGGAGTACGCTGAGGCCTTGATCGACCAGTATTAGCAGTCTGTGCTTCTTTGGTAGCATCACCTTTACCTGTCTTAACGGCCTTGGTTGGATTTGCTCCGCCGGGTCCTTGATTGTCTGGCGCAGCAATTGATCCAGTCTTGGATTCAGATGACGTTTTTGCACCAGTAAAGAAAAGATTATTAATATTGATATCAAATTTTATGATGTCAACGTTTTTACCTGTATAGATATATTCGTAGGCTCTACGAATTTTCTTTTTAAGTTCATTATATCCTGTAGGTGCAGAGTTTGGCGCTTGGAAAATACTTTCGTGAACTAAAAAAGGAACAACACGATAGATTATCCTCATTGGATAATCACCGATTAGATCATCAAACTTATCTGCTTGTAATTGTATTTGCACATCCAGTCTAAACCATTTAATAAAACCTTCTTGTTTATTAGCTGGATCGATCGCTTTCTTGGCATAGTCAGAACTTAGGATGATCTGATTAATAACTGCGGTAAGTGATTGCCCTTGTGCAAATTGAAATGTTCTTGCCTTAGGGTCAACTGTCATATTATCACGTTTAATTTTACCAGTTTTTTCATCACGTACTTCATTTGTAGCAAATTTAAAATTACCACCTTGTGTATTAAGATAAGTGATCATTGCCTTGCCAACTTCGTTTGATGACTTAGGAGGGGCGTTAGTTGCCACTGCTCCACCACCTTGAACTAATACTCTAGGTGGGGGTCCATAGGGATTTACTGTGGCAGTTTTTGGAGTAAGGTCCGGTGGAGGGGAAGTATCATAATCACTGGCATTTTCTGGGAACTGTATTTCGTAGATATCCGGATAGGTTATCTTTCCTTCTTGTTTTAATTTTTCTTCGTTTTTATTTAAGAACGCACATAGACTGTTTTCACCAGTGACTAAGATATCACCAATTGAGCCCGATGGATATATTAGATCTGGTGCTGTTGTTTTAGATGCTTCGATCTTCACGTCATTGTATACTGTGTTTACAGAATCACTAAAGCCGTGATGGTTGTAGGGAATACCTTCTACCTTATACACACTACCTGATTCAGTCACTGAAAACTTACAGCTGACTAATTTCATTGTGAAGAATTTAGGTTTTACAGTTTTGTACTGTAACATATTTTCATCAAAGCCCATAAAATCTAATCTTAGAACATATGGAGCATTTTGCAGATAGTTTGTATATCCTGCTTTTTTAGCAGACACCTGTAAGCTCTGTAGCAACAGGCCCATACTATATGGCTCATAGATATCAAAACTAAATTTTATAGCATTTGAGTTTCCGCTTTTGTCGTTGGCAGAAATAACGCAGTTCATTTGAAAATTGTTGACAAAGTATTCTGGAACTTGACCACCGGCTGTTGGTCCTTCAATACTCACACGCTGTTCGTCAAACCGTCCACCGGAAGCAAATACCACGTGCTTGAGGGCAGAAGGACTATCTCTATATGATCGTGGGTCGTTGAATTGCTTTGGTTCTAAACAGGCCATTGTCCACAACGGTGTAAACGAAGCAAACTGTTCTAATGTATTATATCCTCTGTTTTCTAACTCTAGGGCCTTGCCCATTTGTGTAGTACCAGGTTTTACATATTGAAAACTTTTGCCGTTTTCAAGCAAGGCCATTGCGGTAGCGCCTGTAGCGCCTGTAGATCTAACTGCGGAACCTACAGCAGAAACTGCTGCTCCAACAATGTCAGTACGGATCTGTGTACCGTCGGGTTTTCTTAAATCTGATAGATATTGACCTACCTGTATACCGATATCTCTAAATCCAGCCATCTTATATTCCTAGGAATTTTTCAAGATTTGATTTTTTAGGAACGTAGATAGTAACACCTGGTTCAAAATCATAGATAGGGTCACGTAGCACACTCATATTTCTTTGCACAAATACCCACCATAGTTTAGGAGTACCATATAGATCGTATGATAGTAAATCAGGACGATGTTTATAATGATTTTCAATTATATACTTAAAGTCATCGGCTTCGGCCGGCACTGGTCGAATTGACAACAGTTCAAGATATAAATTATTTTCTTTAGTTGATGACCAAGGTGTATATTTAGAATATCTCTGTGACATATTATAAGTATCCTATTCCACCGCCGGAGGCTTTACCAGCGACTCCACCACGTGCATAATCTTCTAAACTAAACTGACGTAGACGTCTTCTATTGTATACCGGCATTACTGTCACTGTAATTGTACTAAGTATCGGTACCCAAGTATTTGTACCAAATGTATTGCATCGTATGTAGTTGACATCATCTTTTAGATCAACACTGAAGTTTGTAACAACTACCGGGATATTATCAAATACACTGCTGCCGTAACCAGATAGGTTACAGACGATAGGAGGGTTACCTGCATTAGGTCCCGTACCAAAAAACATTTTTGTTGCTGTTTTAAAGAATGTAGTTGCTGCGATCCAGTAGGCAGCATCAACTTCTGTTTCGCAACTGAACTCTCCAGATATCTGGATCGCCTCTACAGAACTGTTTTTATAAGACTGGAAATTATAATTGCTATGCACCAATGACTGACTGTTATATTCTGCCTTGGTAGTTACTGTGATGTTTGGGTTATAGGGCCAAACAACACCACCTGTTGCTGACAGACGTGTAAATAAATCGCTTTTAAAGAGATCCCAAGGAGCTTGAAGTCTTACTCGCCAGTCGTCTTTGAATCCTGGTCTTAATTTAATTGCTTGTCCCTGTTTAAGTAGAGTTTCACCGCCGCCGGGTAAATTTGCTCCCCTACGTAAGCTGAGGATGTTGTTTAACATTCCAGCTGCTGAGGAAATTTGTCCAGCTAGGCTTTGTAGGCCACCTGCTAGGTTACCGCCTGTTAGTTTGTTTAATGTTCCAGAAATGTCAGCAGCAATGTTACTAGTGCTACCAACTGCAGATTGCAAACTGCCTACTGCACCCGATACTGAGCTTGATGCTTTATTAGCAAAGTCTCCTAGTGCAGAAGAACCAAATGCTGTTTTAAGATTGCCGCTGAGACCGTTAAGCCCACTACCAAGCTCACCGCTCAACTGGCTTATCTTGGCATCTAGTTGTGCTTTGTCAATAGAGTTTGTTGCATCTGTCAACGCTGAGTTAGCTGCATTAGAAGCGGTCTGGATTGACGCACTTACTTGGTTAACTAATGTTGACAAAGGATTGATAGATAACGCCATTTTGAGTGAATTTCCTTGTTATAACTCTATTTATTCTAAACAAAATGTGCTATTATAATAAGTAACAGGAGACCCCTATTTAATGACTATCATCCCAAAAATAAAGTACCTAACTAATAAAGATTTATTAAAAGAAATACACCGAAGTAAAAATACCTATTGTACTTTCCTAGCGCCTGAATATAGCGACTACGATTTAATCGTACCTAATCTAGACAAAGTCAATATACGCACAATCGCTGAAGCAAAACGCAATCGTGCTATCAAGATGGGCAAGGCTGCTCACGAAGCTGCGGTACTAGCAGGCGGTAAAAAATTACCTGCTAAGGACTTTGAAGTTGACTACAAAAAAGTCGCAAAGACTGATGTGGTTTTTAGGGTGATGACATTTGAACACGTACCGCTTGCTCCTGGACGTAAAAAGACACTTAAAAATACTGCCGATAGTCACGACAAAGTAAACTTTCCTCCGTTCCAACATTGGAAGTTTGACGACAATGATAATCTTATACTGGTGGGTAAGAGCCATTGGAAGGGTGGATTGTCTAACGGAGTGTTCAGTAAAGATCACGGTCAGATGACCGACAATCTGGCCCGTATGTTTATTAAACTCTGTGAACGATATGCTACTCGCGGTAACGTTCGTGGCTATACATATAATGATGAAATGCGTGGCCAGGCCATTTTACAACTAACTCAAATAGGGCTCCAATTCGATGAAAGTAAATCTGATAATCCTTTTGCTTACTATACTGCTGCTGTTACCAATAGTTTCGTACGTATCATCAACATTGAAAAACGTAACCAAAATATTAGAGACGACATCCTCGAGATGAACGGTATGACTCCAAGTTGGACACGTCAAAACAGCGGCGGCGCACCTGCTGCTCCTTCAGCACCAGTTGGCAATATCGACGGTGGCGGAGGCGGGGATTTCGATTGATCTATTGTTGTAGACGTGTTACAATAATAAAGGAGATCATATGGAACTATTCAAAAAAGTAGCGTGTTTTACCGATATACATTTCGGTTTAAAATCTGGTAGCCGTACCCATAATCAAGATTGCGAAGATTTTGTGACTTGGTTTTGCGAAACCGCGAAGCGGGAAAATTGCGAAACAGCAATTTTCTTGGGCGATTGGCACCACAATCGTAGTACTACAGACGTTAGTACTATGAACTATACAGTATCTAATTTGGAAAAACTTAGTCAGAGCTTTGAAAAGGTTTATTTCATATTAGGCAATCACGATCTATTCTACAAAGACAAGCGAGAAATCAACTCTGTTGAATTTATGCGTCTGTTTCCAAACGTTATTCCAATTAAAGAAACACTGACAGAAGGTGGTGTAACCATTATGCCTTGGCTAGTCGGTGATGAATGGAAGACTGTACCTAAGCTGAAAAGCCGTTATGTGTTTGGACACTTTGAATTACCATTATTCTATATGAATGCTATGGTACAGATGCCCGATCACGGTCAGTTGAAAGGTGATGATTTCGTTAACCAGGAATATGTATTCAGTGGACACTTTCACAAGCGTCAGACTAAAGGCAACATTACCTATATTGGTAATGCGTTTCCGCACAATTATGCAGATGCCGGCGATGATGATCGCGGTATGATGATTCTCGAGTGGGGTGGGAAACCTGAGTACTTAACTTGGGACGCTCAACCGATATATAGAACATACAAATTAAGCCAGATCATCGACACACCAGAAAAATTACTGCGTGAAAAAATGCACTGTCGTGTAACCATCGACTTGCCTATCACTTTTGAAGAAGCAAACTATATCAAAGAAAAGTTTATGCTAGAATTCCAACTGCGTGAACTGATGCTTATTCCAGAAAAAGTAGAAGTTGAAAGCAACCACACACCAATTGACATTAACTTTGAAAGTGTTGACACGATTGTGATGAATCAGATCAATGCTATTGACAGTGACAGCTATGACAAAAATCTGCTGTTAGGAATTTACCAAGAACTATGATAAAAATTAAGAATCTCACAGTACGTAATTTTATGAGCGTGGGCGCACAGACCCAGGCCATCGACTTTGATCGAGGACAGCTGACTCTGGTGCTAGGTGAAAACCTAGATCTAGGAGGAGACGACAGCGGAGCTCGTAACGGCACAGGTAAAACCACAATCATTAACGGTCTTAGCTATGCTATCTACGGACAGGCATTGACAAATATCAAACGTGATAACTTGATTAACAAGATCAACGGCAAAGGTATGTTGGTAACTGTCAGCTTTGAAAAGGATGGCATTGACTATCACATTGAGCGTGGTCGTAAACCCAATGTTCTAAAGTTCAGTGTCAACGGTCAGGAACAAGAACTAGAAGATCTAGACGAAAGTCAGGGCGACAGCAGAGAAACACAGAAGGCAATTGAAGAGATGTTTGGTATGAAGCACGAGATGTTCAAGCATCTAGTGGCGTTGAATACCTACACAGAACCGTTCTTGGCAACTAAGGCTGCTGAACAGCGTATGATCATTGAGCAGTTGTTGGGTATTACTCTGTTGAGTGAAAAAGCAGAAGCTCTTAAAGAACAGACCAAGATTACCAAGGATGCAATCACTACAGAAAATACTCGCATCGAAACTATCAAAGTTTCAAATGAACGTATTCAACAGAGTATTGAATCGCTGGAAAGAAAACAGCGTATGTGGGAAGAAACTAAAGAAAGTGCGTTGGATAATCTACGTAAGAGTATTGAAACACTGAGTCATATTGATATTGACTCAGAGATTCTAGCACATAGATCATTAATTGAATACAATAGCAAAAGCAAAGACATCGCAGATCTAACTAAAGCTATTGCTCGTGCTGAGCTGGATATGGAACGAGATACCAAGCAAAGCGATAAACTGAAAAAAGAAATTGCAGATCTCGAAGATCACAAGTGTTATGCCTGTGGTCAAGACCTACACGATACCAAACACGAAGAAGTGCTGGCAGGTAAAAAGAAAGCTCTACAAGAGTCTGCGCTACAATACCTCTCAGATAACACTCAGTGGATTGAACTTACAGATGCTCTCAAAGAAGTAGGTGAACTGGGTCCGATGCCTAAGGTGTTCTACGACACACTAGAGCAGGCGCTTAATCATAAAAGCACAATTGACAGTCTAGAACGTGATCTAACTGTTAAAGTTGCCGAATCTAATCCCTACGACGATCAGATCACTGAACTGAAAACTACTGCGGTGCAGGAAATTGATTGGAATCAGGTCAATGAGCTGGTACGTGTTAAAGAACATCAGGAGTTCTTGTATAAGTTACTGACAAACAAAGACAGCTTTGTGCGTAAACGAATTATTGATCAGAATCTAGCGTTCTTGAATCAACGATTGACTTACTATCTTGACAAGATTGGCTTACCGCACATTGTAGAATTCCAGAATGACCTAACAGTTATTATCACACAGCTAGGCCAAGACCTAGACTTTGACAATTTAAGCCGTGGTGAACGTAACCGTTTGATACTCAGTATGTCCTGGGCATTCCGAGATGTGTGGGAGAACCTATATCACAGCATTAACTTACTGTTCATCGACGAACTTGTAGACAGCGGGATGGATAGTTCCGGGGTTGAAAGCTCAATTGCAGTACTTAAGAAGATGACTCGTGAACGAGATAAGAATGTATTCTTAATTTCACATCGTGATGATCTAACCAGTCGTGTTAATCACGTGCTCAAGGTTATTAAAGAAAACGGATTTACCAGTTATAGCAATGACGTGGAGATTGTTGGGTGAAATTTGACAGCGGCAACATAGCATTAACTAATATGAATATCTTTAGGGCATCTGCTCCTAAAGATCTATTGGTTAAAATGCTGTCTGAAGTAGATCAAATAGAACAAGATGTTGCATCAGCTGAAGAAACTGCTTCAGGATTAACTTCTAAAGGTGTACCTAAGCACTACCGGTTCACTAAACCTACAGAAGATCTACTAAAACAGTATATTCTAGAATGCACACAGTTGTACAGAAATAGCTGTCACTATCTAATGACCTTTGATGCTCCTAATATCACTCCAGAATACTACTGTGAACGTCCTTGGATCAATTTTCAAAAGGCTGGGGAGTTTATTCCCAATCATATGCACGGCGGAGTACTGAGTTACACTATCTGGCTTAGAATTCCCGATGTAGTAGACTATACTAAAGATCAGTTTAGTGGTCAATTGGAGTTTACCTATACAGATATACTAGGACGCACACAGGGCGCAACTATGAATGTTGACAAAAACAGCGTAGGAAAGACTATGATGTTTCCTAGTCTATTGAGACACTGTGTATATCCTTTCAGCGATTCTACAGAAACACGCATTTCTGTATCAGGTAACGTATTTCTTGGACGAGAACCTTGAGTACAGACAGTCACGATAAGATGATCGCTGCTTTTCAGGAATATTTTAAGTGGCAGGATCGATTTGAATACAGAGGCTCAGACGAAGCAGGCATTAAGGCACGATATTGGCTATCAGAAATACGCAACGAGGCATCAACTAGGCGAACAGAAATACAGGCAAAACGAGAAGCACGTAAAGCAACCAGAAAAGGCAAGCCTGGAAGGCCTCCCAAGGTAACTAAATGAGTGCAATGGACGTATCAAAATCAACCCGTAGATGAAATCCCAGAAGGCTATATTGGCTTTGTTTACATAATCACGAACACCGTAACCGGACAGAAGTACATAGGCAAGAAACTAGCACAGTTTAAACGTACAAAACCCCCACTCAAAGGCAAAAAACTTAAAAGAAGAAGCACAGTAGAAAGCGATTGGCGCGAATACTGGGGTTCATCTGATAGGTTAAACGCAGACGTCCAAGCATTAGGTCCGGAAAAATTCACAAGAGAAATACTATATCTTTGCAAATCCAAGGCAGAACTAAGTTATTTAGAAGCTAGAGAACAGTTTGAACGTAGAGTTTTAGAAACTGATGACTATTATAATGGCATTATAAACGTCAGAGTTGGCGGATCAAATATACTTAGACAGCGTCTTTTAGAACAACCAAAGGCAAAATAAAGCGGTTTTTTGGCTGGCGCAGGCCTAATTTCGTGCGCTCTAAACCTGGTCTACGTGTACACAGGGATGGAAAACCTTGCCGCAAAGGTGCTTAACCACTACCCGAAAGGATGACGATCGCTACTAAGCCCTGCGATTTGGTTATTTGAAAAGAAAAACAAGGCAAAAAGAAGGGAGAGAAACCCTTAGGTTGATACGTATGTTAGCGTATATGTATTGATCCACCGTCATATTGACTGAGCTCGAGGTACCGGATGACCGCCTCTGTAACTGCTTTAACGCTAAGTGTACTGTGCAACTCGCATAATGCTTCTTAACCCGTCCTGGGTTAAGTGTGACTGAACAATCTGCATAATACTTAAAGTGCTTCGCACTTACTATAAGTTCAATAATAAAAGAAAGAAAAAAAGTGCTTTGAGCGCAAGCGAAAAAGCAAACGAGCGTAAGCTCGTTCTTAATAAATAACACATATATCTTTGGATCATAAATGCGTATTGAACAATTATTAGAAAATCACAACTATTCGAGAAAGCAATTATTAAAAGAATCGTGTGATGGACTAACACAGCAACAAAGAACTATTGTAGAAAACATCTATAATGAATTCGTGCCTTTAATCGAAGCAACTCTGACAGCTGATCAAGTAAAAGACATATTCAAGAACGTTGAGCAACAGGCCGTAGCAGGTGGAAACAACAGAACACTAGCGGGTCTTGGTGTAGACGGAGTTAAACAGGTCAATGCCATTATTGACAAAGCAGGTAAATGGCTACAGGACACTACTCCTGTTAAGAACTTTGATGCCAAGTTCGAAAAACTAAAGAATGACATTAATACCAAGTTCCCTGACAGTAAAATACTTGACGGAGTTTCAAACTTGGCTATTTGGGTTAAGGATAATCCTGGTAAGACCGCAGCAGTAATCGGAATCTTGACGGCCCTCGCTTCGCTCGCTGGTGGTCCTGTTGGCGGCGCTATTGCTGGTCAAGTACTTAAAGGTGCTACAGAATTACTAAAAGGTGAAAAACTTTCAACTGCCATCGGTAAAGGTATTAAGACCGCAGCACTGGGTTATCTATCTGGCAAAGCCTTTGAAGTGTTAGGCAATTGGGTTGGTGGATTTAGAGAACAAGCAATACCGTTTGGACCTAAAGATGCAGGACTAGAAAAAGTCAACTGGGGTGCAACACAAACACTGACCGCACCTGGAATGAGTTCTACAGAAACAATACAGGGATTTAATATCACAGTGTTTCCAGAACAGCGAGAAGCTGTGACACAGGCAATGAATGCTATTAGGGATGGTCAAGCAGGTGGCTTTGATACATTAAAAACTATTGCTAGAGAAATAAACACACCAGAATACAAGTCATCTATCAGCAGTATTATGCAGGGTGCTCGACAAGTTCAACTGAGCAACGACAGCTTGCTACAATGGATAAACGGTGTTTCCAAAGCAGGGCAGGCACTGAGTCAAGGTGCGGTTGCTGGCGCAAGTTCGATGCCCGCAAAACAAGAAAGTTATTATCGTCAGACTCGTCCACTTAGTGAAGGCCAGGTCTACGTTGTATTAAAGAAAGTTGCTGCTAGTCAACTAAATGAAGGTCCGATGGATTGGATCAAGAAAGGTGCAGCAGCAGTAGGCAAGGGTATTGATCGTGTTGGACAGAATATTACCAACAAAGTTACCTATGAAAAATTACTAGCTGGGTGGAAACTAGACGGATCGCCGACGGATTCTGAAGAACTCAAAAAGTTTTTAGCCAGTATGGAAGTAACATCGGACATAGTCGACAAAGTCTATGCCGATATGAAAATAGACTCAGCAGGTGCAGCAGCCGCTGAAACACCAGCAGCAGCCAGTGCATATAAACAAGTCAAAGATCAAGTTTTGAAGTTAAATAAGAAACAACGTCAGCGTATCGCAAGCTATCTGCAAAAACAATTAGGAACCGCTTAAAATGAAACTAACAGAATTACTAACAGAATCAGAAATACACGAACTACAATATCTTGAAGAAGGACCAATCTTAAACAAGATTGGTGGCGTTGTAGGTGATGTTGCAGGCGGTGTTGCTAAAGGGGTTGGCGCAGTAGCAGGCGGTGTTGCAGGTATGGGACGTGCATTTAAGAAAGGCTTTGCATCAGGTAAAGCCAGAGTAGCAGGTGATGCAGATCCTAATCCAACTCCAGCAGATCCTCAACAGGCAGCAGGTGGCGCAGCAGCTCCAGCAGCAGGCGCTCAAGGCGGCGGTACAGCAGCACCAGCAGCGGGCGGTGGTGCAGCAGCACCAGCAGGTGGCGGTGCTCCAGCAGGTGGCAGTGGATTTGATTCTAGCGGTAGACCAGTGGCAGCAGCACCAGCAGGTGGAGCAGCACCAGCAGGTGGAGCAGCACCAAGTACAACAAATGTTAATGTAGCAGGTGGTAATGCCCAAGGCGGCAGCGCGGCTGCACCAGCAGGTTCAGCTCCTACAAACGGCGCAACAGGAACACCTCCAGCTAATCCAGCAGCAGAAAAAGCAGGACAAACACTATACGCTCAAGTTAAATCACAAGTTGGGCAACTTGATAAGAAAGGCAAGCAAAGAATTTTAGCATTGCTAAACAAGTCGTTAGGAACACCAGATCCTAAAGCAGCGGCAGGTGATGCAGCAGGTGCCGCTGCAATGGGCAATATGGCCGCCAGTCTAGGTGCACCTTCTACAGCAAACACAATGGCTAATGCTCCGGTTAGCAAAACAAATAAAGCTAAGCCAGGTAATCCAAATGCAGCACCAGCAGCAGATGCAACACAACAAGCACCAGCAGCAGATGCGACTCAAGCAGCACCAGCAGCAGATGCAACACAACAAGCACCTGGGCAAGAGCAAGGTGCTAAACCAAAACGTACTCGTAATAAGAAAACTGCTGCTGCGCCTGCTCCACAACAGTCGCAAGCTGAGATTGATGCAGAACGTGAACGTGTTATGGGTCCAACATCAGACAGCATTATTAGAACAGGAAATAATCTTGCTGAAACACTACTGAAAGCCATTGCTGCAGAAAAACGTAGAATGGTAGCTGAAGGTAAGATCAGCATTTTTAGAACACACTAATATGAGAATTAATGAAGTAGTTGGTAAAGTAGATGCAGGAGATCCTGATCCTATGCAGACTGCCTATCAGGCTACAAAGAATCTGTTCAGTCCAAGCACTTGGTTTAAAGGCAAAGAAAAACCAGTAGATACTAATTTAGTTCAAAACGGATTAAATGATGTATTGTCTTTGCTACTAAATGGTAAAAAATTATTACCGGCAGATGTTAATAATTTAAAAACAATTTCTGCTCAGGTTCAAAATGGAACTTTAAAACCGGCATCGAATATCAATGCTCAAGTATTGCAATCGGCTCTAGCAGCCGGTCTTCGCAATCAAGAATTAAATCCGCAACAGCAACAGGCTGTTACAGATTTTAGAAGACAATTTCATTAAAAGAACGGCAGTCCAGATTTCTTAGTTGTTTCGAGATTTTCTTTAACTATCTCACCGACTATTTCTCGTTCTTCGTAGCTCATATTCATAACTTCTGAATAGCTAAGACCTCGCATATACCAAGACAGCTTTAGGCAGTCTTTTTTTATAGCTCTCGCCTCTTTGTCTAACTTCTCTGATTCTCGTAAGATCTCTGGCAGAGATAAATTTAAGATCTTACGCCGAAAAAATTTGACTGATCCATAGTGACCGGAACTTCATAGTCCTGACCACACTCCTCGCAGTGAACATTTTGAGCTTTTAATTCAATCTGCTCTTTGATAGCGGTAAGATGAGCACTAATTTTTTCAAAAACATCTTTGCTACAGTTATCAATAAACTCTTTAATTTGCTTTTTGTCTGTACTAGCACCGTCTGGAGTTTCAATTTTAGTGATACAGTCGCAGATAATATCAACAGTTAGTTCAGTTAGTTTCACAAAGCTCTTACCAAACTGTTCAACTTTCTGTTCATCATCTAGTTTTTCATCATTAATGATGTTGAATATTTTCTGTTGCTCAAGTGTTTTAATCTGTGTCTTAGATATTTCTTTATAGGTATAGGGTCGAATGGTAACAACTAATGGGTCAACAGCTACAGTATCATTGTATGTAAATTGACTAAACATACCTAACCAGTTAGTTAAATTAACATCATAATCATTTTCAGTTTCACATCCAGGACACTTAGTACCAATTTCCATATTTTCACCATAGGTAGCAATACGGATAGCGATAAGAGCAAAGTCTACGTCAATGCTGGGCATTGTCCAAGGATCCTTGATTGCTGGAATACAGCTCTTAATAATTTCAACTGTACTTTGTCCGCTGAGTAATGCGTCAGGAGTTTTAAACATTAACTCGTCTTTGGCAGTCATTGCAAATACTGGATATTCATCGTTTTCGCTAACATCTAAAGTGTTAGGAGGATAAAATCTACCTTTGCTAGGTAACTGTACATAAATCTTAGGTTGTCTAAACCAATTGGCTAGAGGATTCTTTGCTATTGATTGCTGATTGTTAATTTCACTCATTTTATCTCCGATAAATACTATTACGTAGAGTATTTATATACGCATTTTACCCTGGAAAAAATAATCAAATGGCACAAACAGTTTTAATCGACATTCCCGGAATTGGACAAGTAGAAGCCAAGAATGCCGCATCTGAAGCAACGCTTCAAGAAATGTTAAAAATAATGCGTAAGTTTGATAAGTCTACTGACGGTGGAAAAAAAGCAGGAGCGAGTGCTACTAGTGGCGCAGGTGGTGGAGGTGGCAGTGCAGGTGGTGGTGGAGGTGGTAGTGCAGGCGGTGGAACTGCGGCAAAGAGTCAATCTCTGCTAGGCAAAGCTGCATTTGCTGCCGGTGTAGGAATGGCAAAACTCGATACTGCTGCCAAAATGGTACTTGGCGGATTTCAAGGACTAGCTGAAGGTTCTGTAGATACGGTTAATAAATTTGCCCAAGTTGGTGACAGTCTTACTGCCGCAGCAGGTGTATTTCAAAATATACCTATTTTGGGTAAAATGTTTGGTGCAGTTGCACAGGCAGTTACTAGTGTTACAGATGCATATCAACAGGCTGCTCAATCAGGAGCAACCTTTAGTGGAAGTGTAAACGAATTTTCAGCAGCAGCTACTACTGCCGGTATGACGATGGAAAAATTTGGTGCGTTAGTTTCACAGAACGCATTTGGTATGGGCGCATTTGGTACTACCGCAGAAGATGGTGCTAAAAACTTTGCTAAAACTTCTAAAGCACTAAGAGCAAGCGCAAGTGATTTGTATGCTCTGGGTTATTCTACACAACAGATCAATGAAGGTCTTGCCAAATACGGATCATTGATGCGTAGTCAAGGACAGCAAGGTAAAATGACTAACGATCAACTGGCTGCTGGCGCTAAAAACTATATGAAAGAACTTGACCTCCTTTCTAAAGCAACAGGTGAAGATCGTAAAACTATCGAAGCACGACAAGCAGCATTAGCACTCGATGCACAGTTCCAAGCGTCAATGGCAGGTCTTGGACCTAAAGTTCGTGATTCATTTATGGCAGTTGCCACAGGTGTGCCAAAAGATCTTGAAAGTTTTACCAAAGATATTATGGCCAACGGTGTTGCTACTACCGACGAGAATCAAAAGCTAATGGCAATGCTACCTAAGTCGGCAGCAATGTTAGCAGAATTTAATGCCAAGACACAACGCGGTGAAGCAGTTACTCAGGAAGAAAGAAATAGACTAAACAATTTATTAGCAACTGAAGGACCAAAATCTCTACAAAATATCAAATATGCTGGAGCAGCATCGACAGAACTAACAGGAGTGGTTAAAGGTCTTGCATCTACAGCAACTATAAACACTGATGCATTAAAGAAAGGTGCAGAACAACAGACAGAAGCACAGAAAAAAACTGATGCAATGAATAAAGCAGTTGAGGAAAGTAAACAAAAATTAGCAGAGTTTAGCAACGGATTCCAAATGGCATTGGCTAACAGCGGTATGCTTGACACACTAATGGAAGCATTTAAATTTACAGCTAATTTTGTAATGCAGTATGTTGTTCCGTTGTTTAGTGTATTATCATCATCTATTGGTCTTATTGTTGGCTCGTTAATAGATAGTTTTGGTCCTGCTGTTAACGGAGTTGGTGGATTCTTCAATGATGTACTGCTTCCTGCGATTGGAAAATTTACTTCGTTCCTAGTTGTTGATCTTATTCCAGCTGTGGCAAAAACATTTGACGATTTAAGACCAGTATTAGAATTCCTTGGCGGCGTTATTATGACCGTTGCTGGATTTATCACTGACAATTTAACAGCAGTTCTTGTTGTTGTAGCCGGTGCATTAGGTGCCTATTATGCAGTTACCGCTGCATTAACTATTGCTTCCTGGGCAGAAGCAGCGTCAAAGAATGCGTTAGTTATAGCCACGTTACCGGTTATCGCTGGATTTGTATCCACCGCTGCCGGTGCTATTGCTGCAGGATTAGCATTCCTAGGAATCACGTGGCCAATTGGTCTAGCTATTGCCGCAGTAGTAGGACTGATAGCTATATTCAAGCACTTTGGCGGAGATCTGCAGGTTGTCGGCGACAGCTTTAGTTGGTTAGGGACTAAACTAGAACAGTTTGGTCGAGAAATGTTAGCAATGGTTTATAGAATAATGGATAAACTTAATCCATTTGGTGACAAGTATAAAAAATTAGCTGAAGATCAAGAAGAAAAAATTCTAAAATCTAAAGAAGAACAGACCAAACTAGAAACCGGAATGTCTAAGCGTATGGCTGATAATGTAGCCGCAGCAAATAAAGAAGAATTGGCTGACCAAAAGAAAAGACAAGAAGTTGAAGCAAAAATACATCAAAAAGGTCAAAGCGCCAAAGCGTCTGGGGTTAAACAACAAGAAGATGCTAATAAAGACGACAAGAAAGCTAAAGACGAAGCAGCCGCTCTAAAAGTTGATTACAATGCTAACGGTGCTGATCTATTAAAACAATATGCCGCAGCCAACGGTAGTGGATTAATTAAAGATCAAAAACCAGCATCTACTACTGGAGCAGAAACTGTCAAGAAAACTATCGAAGCAGACGGTGAAAAGAAAACAGCAGATGCAAAAGCCGCAGTTGAAAAGAAAGCAGCAGACGAAAAGAAACAGGCAGAAGATGCCAAAGAAGGTACTAAGAAGCCAACCACTCAAGAATCCGCTGAGACCTTGTTAGCGGAGTTAAATACTAAGATGGCCCAGTTACTCAAATTCTCAGCGCAGACAACTACGAATACGTATGAAACGTTTAATGCAGCTAAAGGGCTACAAGGCAACTTGTTCAAACGATAAAAGAGATAATATATGAGTTGGAAAAAATATTTCACCCCAGTAGACGCCAGCAATAAATCAACAGGCTACAGCCCAATTTCGGGTGGCGGCCGTGTTGGCCCAGCTAGGATGAACTATTCCAGCTACTTACCAGATGTATATGCAGGATCACCAAACCGTATTGATCGATATGTTCAATATGACACAATGGATAGTGATTCAGAAGTTAATGCTGCCCTAGATATTCTAACAGAATTTTGCACACAGCCAGATAAAGAAAACGACACAGCTTTCCATATCCGTTATAACGGCGCCCCAACTTCTACAGAAGTTAAACTGATTAAAGACGCACTACAAAAATGGGCCAAGGATCAACAGTTTGAAACACGTATATTCCGTATTGTGCGTAACACGTTCAAATACGGTGACTGTTTCTTTGTACGTGATCCAGAAACTAAAAAATGGTTGTACGTAGATCCAGTTAAAGTAACCAAGATTATTGTAAACGAAAGCGAAGGTAAAGTTCCTGAGCAGTATGTGATCAAAGATATTAACTTTAATTTTAAAGATCTAATTGCTACAACTCCACACAATACAACAAATACACAGCCAAGCGGTACAGCTGGATATACCAGTGGCGGCGGATTTGGCAAAGGCTTTGTAGGTGAAGCTGCTCGTCCTCCAGGCACACGCTTCAACAATCAAGTCAACGAAGTAACAGTTGACGCCAAACACGTGGTTCATATCAGTCTAAGTGAAGGACTTGATACTAACTATCCATTTGGTAACAGTCTATTAGAATCAGTATTCAAAGTCTACAAACAGAAAGAACTGCTTGAAGATGCTATCATTATCTATCGTATACAACGAGCTCCAGAAAGACGTATTTTCTATGTAGACGTTGGAAATATGCCAGCGCATATGGCGATGTCATTTGTTGAACGTGTAAAAAACGAAATACAACAGAGACGTATTCCATCAGCTACAGGCGGTGGAGCAAACGTCATAGACGCTAGTTATAATCCTCTAAGTGTAAACGAAGATTACTTCTTTCCACAGACAGCAGAAGGTCGTGGATCAAAAGTTGACACCCTACCAGGCGGTACTAACCTAGGTGAAATTACAGACCTACGTTATTTTACCAACAAGCTGTTCCGCGCCCTACGCATTCCAAGCAGCTACTTACCAACGGCAATTGACGAAAGTCCTAACCAAGTCAGTGATGGTAAAGTAGGTACAGCCTATATTCAAGAACTGCGTTTTAACAAGTACTGCGAACGTTTGCAGTCCTTGATCATTGAAACATTTGATCTAGAATTTAAACTATGGTTGCTGGATCAAGGTATCAATATCGACAGCACATTATTCAAACTAAAGTTTAATGCACCGCAGAACTTTGCAGCCTATCGTCAAGCAGAACTAGATACTACTCGTGTAACTATATTTGCACAACTACAAGAAATTCCACATCTCAGCAAGCGTTTTGCTATGAAACGTTTCCTAGGTATGAGCCAAGAAGAGATCACAGAAAACGAACGTATGTGGAAAGAGGAAAACGGAAGCAACTTAAAACAGCCAACGGATGCAGCAGGTCAACTACGATCTGCAGGTATTACTCCGGGCGGTATTGCTGGAGATATGGCCGGTCAAGAAGCAGAAGCTCCAGACGATATGGCAGCTGCCGCAGCACCAGGTGCAGGAGCAGAAGATGGTGCAGCCGCACCAATGCCAGCCCAATAACTAAATACAATATGCTTCTAAAAGAGTTCCTTTATTTTAATGATTCGAACAATGACTTTGCGGTTGATCGTCGATACGACAATAGCAAGGACAGTTCTGTTCTAAAAAAAGACGATACCCGTAAAATACGGTTAACACTGCGTCAAATCAATCAACTCCGATTGCAAGCTGAAGCACACGAAGCAGAAACGCAAAGTGAGCAGGCTTTTATACAACAGATGTACAGTACTCCAGTTGAAGCCGAATCTGCCCCAGCATAATAACACAGCATTTGTACTAGGTAACGGGCGCAGTAGATTAGCAACAGATCATACCGCTCTGTTAGAGCTTGGCGCTGTATATGGTTGCAACGCAATCTACAGAGAATTTAATCCCCACTATTTGATAGCAGTTGATGTTAATATGGTCAACGAGATTATATCTACAGGCTATCATCTAAACAACGAGCTATGGACTAATCCTAACAAGGGCGTGGCTAGTAAAGATAACGTAAACTTCTTTAGCCCGCACAAAGGCTGGAGCTCGGGACCTACTGCATTACACTTTGCAGCCAGCAGGTATTACAGCGAAATATACATATTAGGCTTTGATTTTCAGGGCACTGCTGGATTATTAAACAACGTTTACGCTGATACTTTTAACTATAAAAAGAGTAATGATCCGGCAACTTACTTTGGTAATTGGGTAAGTCAAACACAGAAAACAATTAAAGAATTTTCAGGAATACAGTTCCATAGAGTAATTGAACCGGGATCTTTTATACCCTCTGAGTTTGAAGCAATACCAAATTTACAACATTTAACCTACAGGAACTTTTTTAAAAAGTTTCCCTCGGCTATATATTCAGATCAGATCAATCAAAAAAGTATCATTTAACCCCGAATTGTAATCTTAGTGTTAAATAAAACGATGACAGCCTAACCATCTTTAAGGAGAATATAACTATGGCAGATAAGAATTTACTAGCACAGATGCTAGAAAACTTGGTCAATGACGACCAAGCTAAAGCGGAAGAATTATTCCACGAATACGTAGTTTCAGCATCACGCGAAATCTACGAAAACCTAATCGAATCAGAAATTGCTGACGAAGAAGTAGACGAAGCAATGGACGAAGAAGACGAAGAAGACAAAGTTGACGAAGCATCTAAAGAAGATGAAGACAAAGATGATGAAGATCTTGATGAAAATTTTGAAGATATTGCCTACGAAGGCGATGACGAAATGCCAGGCGATGCCACTGACGACCTAGAAGGCGACCTAGATATGGGCGACGAAATGGACAGCGAGCACTCAGACAAATCAGAAGAAGAACTATTCCAAGATCTAGACAGCATTGTAGACGAACTACAAGCTAAGTTCGACGAACTAAAAGGTGGCGATCACGAAGAGCCAGATATGGACAATATGGGTGGCCCAAGCGATCACGATGCTGACAATGAAATGGAAGATTTTGATCTAGAAACAGTACGTGAGTACGTAGAAAAAGTTCCAGCTGGTCACGGTGCTGAGCGTAAAGGCGGACCAGAAGGTCAACTTTCAGGTACTGGTAAAGACGGCAACAAGCCAACAATGAATACAAAATCAATTGTAGCTGGTAAAAATGATATGGGCGGTTCTGCAAAGAACTTGAACCAGTCATATGAAGACACTGGCGCTGTACTATCAGCACAAGGTCAACTAAAAGGAACAGGTCTTGCAAAAGGCAACGTAGTTCCTAATCCAGATGCAAAAGGTAATTTAAATGTGCCAGGTGGCAAAGCAGGAGATGCTTTCAAGAAGAACTCCGCTGGTCACGGTGCTGAGAAAAAGGGTGGTGGCGAAGGCGTACTAAGTGGCACAGGTTCACAAAGTGATAAGCCTAGCGTTAACTCCCAATCACTTTTCCGTGGTCGTCGTTAAGAGGACAAATAGGTGAAAAAACTTACCCTAGCAGAACATTTGAGTTACGATCAGGCTAAGATTGTCTTAGAGAGCGAAGAAGGTAGTGACGGTAAAAAGTCACTACATTTAAACGGTATTTGCATCCAAGGAGATATCCGCAATGCAAATCAACGAGTTTATTCTTCTCAAGAAATTGGCAAGGCTGTCAAAACGCTCAACGAGCAGATCGCTGGTGGTTACTCTGTACTAGGAGAAGTTGATCATCCTACAGATTTACGTATCAATCTAGATCGTGTTAGTCATATGATTACCAAGATGTGGATGGACGGGCCAAACGGCTACGGAAAACTTAAAATCCTCCCAACTCCAATGGGTCAGTTAATTCAGACTATGTTAGAGTCGGGAGTGAAATTAGGTGTAAGTTCAAGAGGATCAGGTGAGGTTGACGGTGATGGCAAAGTACAAGGCTTTGAAATTATCACTGTAGATGTTGTAGCACAACCTAGCGCACCAGGCGCTTACCCTACTCCAGTATATGAACACTTGATGAATAATACAGGTGGATATCAGGCATTTAGAATAGCAAAAGAAGTTCAAGGCGACCCAAAGGCACAGCAATACATAGCAGAGAGTTTGATGAAGATCATCAAAACTCTTCGATAACCAAAGTAGGAGAATCACAATGCTAGATATCGTAAAACAACTTTTCGAGAACAATGTGATTTCCGAAGAAATCAAATCGGAAATTGAATCAGCTTGGGAAAGCCGAATTCAAGAAAGCCGTGATCACGTCACTGCAGAACTTCGTGAAGAATTTGCTCAAAAATATGAGCACGACAAATCAGCAATGGTAGAAGCTGTAGAACAAATGCTAACAGACCGCTTACAAGCAGAGTTAGGTGAGTTCGCAGAAGATCGTCAAGGTCTAATTGAAGCCAGGGCAAAGTACGCAAAGAAAATGAAACAGGATTCCAAAGCTATGGAGTCTTTTGTTTTGAATAACTTACGTAAAGAGTTAGCCGAATTACACGAAGATCGTAAAGCAGTTGCAGGCAATGTAGCAAAATTAGAATCTTTTATTGTGGACGCACTAGCGAAAGAAATCGCAGAATTCCACGCTGATAAGAAAGACTTAGCAGAAACTAAAGTACGTTTAATCCGTGACAGCAAAGCTAAGTTTGAAGAAGTGAAAAAAGACTTCATC